GATTAATGTTGGCTACTCCAAGTGCATCGTAGGCATCATTTTTATTGTCTAAAGCAGTGGCTACTGTTACTGTTTGTCCGTCTACTGCTGATTGGGCTAAGTCTTTTTCTTCAAGTGCCGTTGCTTTTAGGTCAAGGGAGTTGTCATACAGGTCAGAGGTTTGAGCCTGTGTTGATTGTGCAGATACTGCAAGGTCATACTTGTCTTCTGCTTCTTCAATTAGGGATATGAATTCATCTTTGTATCCTAGGTCATCAATGCTATTATTTAGCTCTTGAATTTCTTGAGCTGCTAAGCTTAGTGGGTCATCAGAATAAGCGGGTGACATAAAGAGCCAACCAAATGCAAGCATTGTGGCTGCTGTTATTCTAAATAACTTATTCCTTGTCAAGTAGGGCCCCTAAGTAAACAATATGTCTACCTAGTAATTATACCACTTTAGTTATTTAGAGCTTATCTCATTAACTCTAGCTTTAGAAAATTTAAGCATAGATGATCTAATTGGTGAGTAGCCTAAATCTTCTGCTTTCTTACCACATGTATCTAACATGAAATTAAAGAACTTTTTTACTGAATCATTCTTAGAGTTCTTTTCTTTGTAGGCTATTCCGTAAGTAAATGTAGATATGTTATAGGATAGCTTGTTAGGGTTCTTATAGTTTATCTTTACTACCCCGCTTTTATCTGGAACAAAGTCTCCAAGGAATACTGATGCTGCGGAAATAGTTGGCTGCATAAACCTTCCAGCCTCATTCTCAACAGACACCGTTTTAAGTCCCCTTGCGTACGAGATCTCATTGTATCCAATAGATCCGTTTGTAGTTCCTTGAACCATGGCAATTCCATGAGACCCAGAAGCGCTGGTCATGTACACTTTGGCTATATCCCCAGGAAATGCAGTTCCAAAGTTTTTATTACCTGGCTTAGTCCATATGGTTGGAGCAACTGCATTAAGGTATGAAGTAAAAACCTCTGAAGTTCCAGAACCATCAATGCGGTATACAACTCTAATCTTTGTTGCTGGGATCTTAGGCGGTCTTGCACCTATCATGTTTTCTTTTAGTATTTGCGGATCATTCCACATTGTTATCTGTCCAGCAAAAACTTTAGCAAGGGTGTCTCTGCTCATCTTAAGAGTAATATTGTACCCATCAAGCTTATAGATAATTCCAATTGGTCCTGCGACTAGTGGCACATATGTAAATTCTTTTGATGGTTTAACTTCTGATCCAGAGTAAGGAACATCTGACATAGCAAAGTCTGTTACTCCATTTGAAAACATATTCTTTCCAGCACCTGAGCCAGATGCTCCATACACAACAGAATCTCCTGTTGATTTCATAAATTCGACCCTGCATCTGTCTATAAAATTAGCAGCAAATGTAGATCCAGCACCTTGAAGGTTATCAGCATGTGAAGGGGTAATAAAAAAAGCATTAGCAAATATGGCTAATGCTACTGGTAAAGCAATGAATTTAAATTTCATAGTATCAGTATAGTATAATTAAATTGGCAGGTGTTTGAGATACGGTTAACTAAGAATTAACTTTAAGCAAACTTTAGCTATTTAGGATTGTCTGTTTTGTAAAAGCCATTGCCTTTAAATTGCACACCAACTGTAGTAAAAAATCGTGTCATTTCAGACTCACATTCAACACATGTATATCCAGGATCATCTTCAGTCATTGACCTATGGACTGACATCTTTGCATGTGCATCATCATATGAGCACTTATATTCGTATACTGGCATTACTTCCCGCTTTTCTTCCTAGCTTTTGCTAATGCATCAAAGTCTTTAATCTTTGTTTCTCCCATATAGCCCCAAGCATGTCCGTCTTCAATCATCTTTTGATTAATAGATTTATCTGATCCGTCCAAGAAAACCCATCCTAAAATGCGACCATACTTTTCAGATGAGTCCATCTTTTCTGTTTTGATAACAACAGATTTAGCTGAGTCAATTGCACTCTTAAGATAAGCCTTGGCTTCAAGACCCAATGCTTTTTCCATCTTATCTGTTGTGCGACTTTCTGGAGTATCTATCCCAGCTAACCTTACCCTTGAAGTAAATGATATATCAAATCCAAGATCAATATCTACATCAATAGTATCTCCGTCTACAACCTTGCTTACTTTCTTTACATAATATTCAAACATTACTTTCTCCCCCATTTTACTTTATTCCAACCACGCTCATGGAAGTAATAAAGAATTGTTTTTGTAAACACTTCAAAACTTGCGATTGCTCCTGCTGTTACTGGCTCTTTTGTTATTGCCCAAGATATTACAAAAGTATCTGCTGTACCAATTATACGCCATGTAATAGCCTTTAACGCTGATCTTTGTTTGGTTACATTCATGACGGCCACTCCATATTGTTAGGCTTAGTAATTAAGTTCCAGACTTTAGATACCCATCTCTTTACGTTTTTGCGTAGCCGATATAGCATGAATGTCTGCCCCCAAATCTACTTGCTCAATCTTATATCCTACATCACGACCATACACAATGTTAGTAATGTTAGGTAATCTTAGAACTAATGCACCATCCATAAAGTCATCCTTGGCAATATATTCTTTTACCTGATCAAACTTAAGTGGATCTTTCTCACTTGTGTTATATGTATTACGGACTCCAAGCAGAACCTGATCTGTTCTTTTGCCCGCCTCTTTGTATAAAGCGTGGTGACCCTCATGCCATGGCTGGTATCTTCCAAGCATTAGAGTTGTTGGTGCAGACCAGTCATGCAGATTAAAATATTTAATTATTACAGTTGCTTTTTGTTCAGCAGATAGCCTATGATCTTCAAATGTTGAATCAAATTCTGTTGGTCGCTCAAACATTTTGTTTGTGTCTTCAAAGCGACCCTCTTCAATTGTATCCATAAAAATAAGAATGTCTGGCTTTCCGAATGCTGCACGTGTAAGCTCTGTTGGGCAAACAAAATCAACAATGACTGGAGCAACACCTTGTTTAGATATCAATCTGGCCATCTCGCCCATGCGTCTTGCTTGCTCTAACCTATCTTCTGGTGTGAACCCTAGGTCGGAGTTTACTGTAGCACGAACCTCGTCTGCATTAAGATGAATAGCGTTAATTCTTTCTTTTAAAGCCTTTGCAAGTTCTGTTTTGCCAGATCCTGGGAGACCAATTATTTGTATAATCATAGGATTCCTTTCCAATAAACTATAGTACCATAGGGCTGGGAGCATAGTCAAACTTATTTATTTCCCAAGACCAGTCTTCGTATATTTCTTCAATATGTCTTGGTTCAAAAATATCTGCAGGCTTAATGTCTTTAGGCTTGTACATTTTTTCTTTGGCATTAATTACTATTGAGTCTATGCCTACATTATTTAACGTCTTGTTAATTTGATCTAGGCCATTCTCATACTTATATACATTTTTTGCCATCACCATGCCATCTTTTGTATATATATTTCTTGACTTGTGGCTAGTAATCTTATTTAGTATAGTCTTATTACTAAAGTATTTATCTACATCTGATTCAGATGGACTATCTATACCGCTCCAAGAAAATGACATATACATATGAGATAAAACTACATCGAATGGGTTTCTTACAAAAACAACGGACTCCGCTTTATCAAGAACCTCCTTGCCCAACAGACCCTCAAGCTCAATGTAAGTGATATGATTATGAAAGTTATTAAAGTTCCTTGGCTTATGCAATAAATTTTCTGGATAAATTGGTGTAACAATTGCAGAATCATCTAAAACTTGTGATAGCTCAACCTCTAGGGATGTGCTACCAACTTTATAATTTTTTAATAGCAAAAAGTTATGCTTTGCTGAATAGATCATTTAATAAACTTGTTAGGCAATATATCTAGCAAAAGATGAATTCGCTCTGTGCTTCCATTGTTTTCTACGCTATGCAGGAGGCTGTTATTTATTTCCCAACATTCTCCCACCTTCATGTTTTTGCTTTCTTTATTAACAAAGAAAAGTACATCTTCATTTGTTGTTATTGGAATGTGGTGCCTTCTAACTGCCCCCAAGTAGTCCATTTTATCCGTATGCTCTCCAACATTTTTATTTCCAGGAAGCTTAATAAAAAGACATTTGCCAACCCTACCATCATGAATTAACTCAAGACTTTTAACAATTGGAGAAACAAGATCAATCATAACTGACTGACTATCATTTATTTTTAAAGCATATTTATTGCCGAGGAACCAGTTAGTTGTATGGTCATAAATAAATATAGAGTTGGTTTCTTTATGCACTTCGTATGACATTTGTCTTTCTTTGTCTACAAACCACTCATCGGAATATTGCAATATGTGATCTGATATTTTTGATACGTCGAACTTCCCGTGAAACTTATAGTTAAATGGCTCATCTATTTTGCTAATCATCTATGACCAGACTCTAAGTTAGACATTGATGAAACCTCAATGTAGGTAGCATTTTGTCTAAAGTCTAATAGGTTTTCTGATCCAGAGTAAGACAAGGCGCTCTTTACGTTATTTAAAAGCATATTCAAAGAATACTCTACTGGGCCTTTAGGGCTAACAAAGCCTGATACTCCTTCAACGTATACATTTTTTAAATCTTTAACTAGGTCTGGATTATTGTCTCTTTGAACTTCTATTGAAGCAGAACCTCTAAATACATGTTTACCGTCTTTGTCAGTATCGCATTCATCGTGTCCAGAAAAGAAAGATCCCATCATTACTGCAGAAGCTCCAGCTGCCAAAGCTTTTGCAACATCTCCGTTATTCTTAATTCCACCGTCTGATATTATTCCGTTTACCTCAAAGTTATTAATGTTTTCATACACATCCATAACTGATGATAAAACTGGTACCCCGAACCCTGTGACAACTCTAGTTGTACACGCTGCTCCTCCACCAATTCCAACTCTAACGGAATCAGCGCCAGCATCCATTAAGTCTTGGTACGCTTCGTATGAAGAAACATTTCCAACCATAATGTGAACACTAGAATCTACCAACAGCCTAAGATCTCTTACTGCATCAACTACAATTTTTAAATGTCCTAGAGCAACCTCTAAAAGAAATACTGTTATACCCAGATCCCTTAAAGTTTTAATACATCTTTCATCTCTTGATTCTTCAATAGATATGGCAAAGCCAAGCAACTTCTTATCTACGCTTAAAGGTATTGTATTTAATCTATTTATTCTTTCATCAAAATTAGCGTATCTTGGAAGTATAGCCATGCCTCCAAAAGATACAACCTTTTCTATCATGGCGTTGCTTGTAATAAAATCCATAGGAGCCATGATTAAAGGAGATCTTAAATGAATAAAAGCTTCTGGTCTAATTGGGTTACCGACTACAGTGTCTATCTTTATGTTACCTCTTGTAACTATATTAGACTTTTTAGGGACAAGTAGTATGTCATCAAAGCATATCGATCTAGTATTTGTATCTTTTTTCATAGTTCCCCCGTGTTATGAGCAGTTTTAAATCATGCTCAGGATTTATTTTATGCGCTAAGTATTTTTGAAAGTGCATTAATTGTTGCTGCAATTCTTCCGATATCACGCAATTGCTCAACGCTATACCCTTCTTGCTTTAGTGTTTCATAATGTGCTTTAACGCAAAAATGACATTTGCCTATGATAGATGAGGCCAAAGAGTAAGCTTCGAACTTTCCTTTAGTTGTACCCCCATGTGATGTTATAGCATTCATTCTTAACTGTGCTGGCAATCCCTTAAGGTTGGCATCATCTGCCATCTCAATATACGGATACCAGACATTATTTTGAGCCATGATAGAACCAGCAGAAAGAGCAGCATTTTTTTCAACTTCATTTGTTGCACTCGCAACAATAAATGAAAGTAGCTTTGCATTTCCTGTGGCAAAAGCTGCTGCAATTGCAATATACGTTGCATCATCAGGATCAATAGTTGACCTATTAATAACAGCGTCCAGATTTAATTTTATATCTTTTGCATAATCTGGAATTGATTCTTTAAGCTGTTCTACCCATGTCATTATAGAGTCTCTCCACCAAGTGGTCTGTTGCAAGCACATAGCTCGCCAGTCTGTAATGCATCCAAAACACGAAGTGCTTCTTCTGCATTACGCCCCACATCAAGGTTATTACATGTAACATGCTGAATAACATTATCTGGATCGATAATAAATGTTGCACGGTATGTAACTCCAGAAGAGTGGTGAACTCCTAGATCGTTTGCTAATGTATGTGCTGTATCAGCAAATGACCATGAGTTTGTCTTCTTTAGATCTTCATGGGCATTACGCCATGCAATTTTACAGAATTCGTTATCAACAGATCCTGTTAGCAATACGGTATCTCTATCATTAAAATCATTGACTAATGCATCGTAAGCAACAATTTCAGTTGGGCATACAAATGTAAAGTCTTTTGGATAGAACGCAATAATTTTCCATTTGCCTGGAAAAGAATCTTGTGTGATTACTTCAAATGAGGAATCATCGTAAGACAATGCCCCAGGCTTAACTCCAGTAACGGCAAAGTTACCGATCTTATCTCCTACAGTTTTCATTTATTCTCCTTATATAAGTTGGATATTTATCCCCTTGTGTCCCCAGATGGTTTCGAACCATCGACCCGCAGATTAAAAGTCTGCTGCTCTACCAACTGAGCTATAGGAACGTTTTGCACCCCTGGCTGGATTCGAACCAGCGGCCAACAGATTAGAAGTCTGTTGCTCTTCCTCTGAGCTACAGAGGTATAGCTAAATAATATTACTAAAAATCAAAGTCTTCAATATCTTCTAAAGGAATAATTCCTTTTCTTTTAGCAATATCAAATCCTTCTCTAGTAAAGTGATAAGTAGCATTCAGATCCTCATCATACTCAACCTGCATCAAATCATTATTAACTAAATCTATTAATTCAGACTCTATGTAGTCTTCATGAGCCTGCCATAAATCTGGAGCAAGCAGTGGGGTAACGTCTTCATTTAATTCAAAGATAGCTTCTCCATCTTTTGTAAAGCCCGCAACTCTTATTGCACCAATATCTAGATAATGTTGAATTTTTAACATTATCTCTTCTTCATCATAATCTTCAAACATTTTACCCCCTTGTGCAACAGGTAGGACTTGAACCTACGATTACCGAATTATGAGTTCGGGGCTTTAACCAACTAAGCTACTGTTGCCTAGTTGAATTATATTATTTTACTATCAGTTTTGTCAATAGATTGCTCAACTATCTGCTGAACATACTCTGAAAAATGCTTTCTAATGCTTCCTGGAGGCCTATGCCCAATGTCAGACCACACTCTTCTATACTCATGAATGTTATCAAATGTGGTGGGGCAGATTAAAATTCCATTGTATTCCTTTAATCTTGTAGGAAGTGGAACATGCTTGCTGCAGCACTTACACTCCTTAGCTTTTTCTTGATATATACTCATACTATTTCCATTCCACTCAATGCATCAGAAAGATCTCTTGGCATTTGAGAAGGGGCTCTAATTAGATTAGGTGCATCTGCTGCTAAAGATTCTCTATACTGTTTCTTAACAGATGAATAATCATGAACCTCTATATCTCCAAATGCCGCCCTAGTTAAACTAATTGCATTATAGATTGACCCGCAAACTGCGTCAGCTAAGTCCTTAGAACCTTTTCTAGGGTGGTCTACCTTATCTCTCATAATTCTTAGCTCTAGCAATTCATCAACAAGCAATGGTATATGGGGTCCATTTAACCTTTCTTCCAATACAACCATAGCCATGTCATCATAATGTTTTTTAGCTACAGATAAGGTCTCCGTATTAATTCCATACTGTTTTAGCTGCTGCATCATATCATGAGAGTTCCATCTGTCAAATGTACATATCCTGATATTAAAACCTCTTGATCTTAAAGATAATATGTAATCTCTTACCTCTCCAAAGTCTACAGACTTATCTGAAGTAGGAGTCCAATACATTACGGCATCTACCTTAACAATTGGCGCTGGCTGTGAGTATGTGTCAGTAACCTTTACGCTAACAAACTTTTCAATGTGGGCCATAGAAACGGCACAGTGGTCATGCTTCTGAGCTAAGTCAACGTGTATAAAATACTCTGTGTCATCTTTTGGGTTAAACCATTCTTCAAATCTTCCAAATCCATCTACAGCTAATGATAAATCGTTAAACGCCATCTCAATTTTTTCACGTGATTTAAAGAAAGCATCTATTGCTTCTGGCGGCATGCAAGCAAATCTTCCCAGAGCGTCTGTAACATCTCGGTAGAAAGCAATCTTAAAATCCTCAATACTTCTAGTTGGATTTACTTCCCAGGTTGGCCTGCGAATAGCATAAACTCTAGGAAACTTGTAGGAAACTATATGGTCTTCATCCCAGAATATTTCAAACTCGTTTCCGACTGTATGATCTGGTAAATCTGGATCTAATTTAAATTTGTGTGACCTAGAAATAATTTCTTTTTCAGATATAATCTCATCATATCTTTGTTGAATATAATCATTTTTAAATCTTGGGAAAGAAAGAAGTATTACTTTTCCATAATCTGGGAAACGAGAGTCTACGGATGCCCTGTACATATCATATATTCCGCTAGCAGTTTTTGCCTGATCATGTCCGCTTGTATTGTCTAAAGCAAAGCCAGAGATTTCATCGAGTACCGCAACAAGAACGTTATAACCTTCAAATGCTTCTCTTTCTGAGTGGCCAGAGTATACCGTTACATTCTTATCAAATTTAATTTCAGATGCCTTCTCAAAGTATCTGCCAGCAAACCATGGTGAGTGTGTTACTCTATTTTTAAATCCTTTAAAGAAAACGTTGTTCGCCTGCTGAGCGTTAATAGCAATGTTAATAATATCTATTGAATCACCTGGTGGCTTACCGTAATATGACGCTGGGTCTTTTAAGCATAATAGCAAATAAACTATATAAGCCACAGATATAGTAGAGCAATAATCTTTACCGCTTCCCTTACCAAGCTGTGCAACAACTTCGTTGCAGGTCTGCCTGTATCTAAGAGATCCTTCTTCTTCACCAAATAGCTTGATTAAAGTTGACTCTTTATATATCTGAGATGATTTTTCTATAAGCGTGTACTGGTGTTCAGATAAGTCTGGTAGCCCTAAGTATTTTTTGTCTGTCACAAAAGTTCTAAGGTCTACTGGTCTTTCATCAAACTCTTCGCCATCGAGGATGTCAATGAGATCATTAAAATCAAACTCCACTTACTTCCTCAATAATCTCTATAGGCTCAACAATTCCAGTAATTTGAGACAAACGCTTAGCAACTTCCATCTTACACTTTGGGCAAGACGCAGTTACTTCTTTTAAAATTCTTACTATTACTTCTTGCTTTCTTTCTGACTCTGCAATCTGCCCCGCAAGTTCTGCGTTATCAAGCAGTCCAACTTCTTGAAGCATGCCAATTCTTTTTCCTTCAATATCAGCAATTAGTTTTAGCGCTCCAGATTTAACGCTGAGCTGGCCAGCTTGATCTGCGTCCTCAACTGTTTTCCAAGCTTCTTTAATAAGCATGGCATAATGTTGGTCTGCTCCAGAGATAGCCTCCTTAGCACGTTCACGAGCTGATGTGTCGTTGTGTACGACGTTCTTCCACTCATCTATCAACCCAATAACATCTGCCCTCTTAAGGCCTGTTAGGGTAGCAATTTGGGTAGGGTTGTTTCCTCTAAGTAGTTCTTCAACTACTTTGTTCATGCGATCAAAGTGATCAGCTAATTCAATTTCCATATGACTTTATTATACTTCTAGTCGACTGAAATAGCAAATTCCTTAGCAACCTTTAATAATATAAGATAACCAATAAGGTCATCAATATCATTATCTCCAGGGTATTCTTCACCCTTAATTAATCTATTTAGCTTATCATCGATTCTTACATATAGCTGTTCTTTTGGTCCCGCCTTTGAAAATATACGAACTGGATCTAGGGCAGAGTTTCCATATGAAATATTCTTTTTAATTAGCATGTGAGCAATTTCAAGGCAGGTATTTAAAATTTCGTGCCCTGCTTCAGTTCCAACTGTAAGCATGTAAAGATCATCAAATCTAAACTCTTTTGAATCTTCAAAAATTGGGGTTAGCTTAATTTTTATTACCGCCTTCATTAAATGTAAATCTTCCAACCAAGGAAGATCTGGGTTCATCATTGGAAAGCTGGTGCTCAACTCCTTCTTTAAAGAATAAGCAATCTCCTGGCTCTAGCAAATACTCTTTTTCAAACTGCGATCTTTTATCCCTTAACGACCAATTGTTTATTCCCTGAAGCTGAATAATACATGTATGCCATACGTGAGATTCATATGGAACATGCTTAGGAGATAAAGAGATTTTTACAGAATTATAATCTGTATCTATATCTAGTATTTTATTCATATCAATAATTTGATTCTGCAAGGATTCGGAAAGCTTGACATGAAGTTCTTTTTCAGGAAAAAATAAAGCAAAAAAGAATGTGGCATCCGATTCAACAAAAGGCTGGTTGTCTTGATCATATTCAATTTTTTTAACAGCTAAAATATTTTTGTATTTTACTTCCCACTTACGCTCTCCATCCATATCAGACCAGGTATTTATTCTTGTTTCTGAGTTTAGCATGCCAAGTATTTTTTGCCAATCAGGCAAATCATTGATGAAGCCTTTAATATGGGCAGCACCGTCTTGAGACCACTGGCTATAAAAATCATCTGACAAACTGTATGTAGTCATTTAATTAAACCTTTTTCTTTTAGTGCTCTATATATGGTCATAACAGTTACGCCACATTCGCTAGCAATTTCTTCCATACTTTTTCTTTGGATAACATATCTTCTATGTAGCCAGTCTTTATTCTTGTACAATTTCACCTCTTAGTCAACACTTCATTAGCATAATACGCAATGCCAAAACTATCTGCGACGTCAAAATCAATTACATTTAATTCATACTTCTTGTTAAAATAATCAGCAGTTCGTTGCTTTCTCATGTTACGCAATTTGTTTTTGTACCATGAGTCTGCGTACCCTGGATTTAACAATCTTACCGCTTCCTTCTCGTCTTTGGTTGGGTTCTTGTTCCCTATATGTGCCTGCCAAGAGCTAGGGGATATAGTTATAACAGAAGCACCCGTAGACATAAGCTCAGCAATCACAACACCATAGACATAGGACAATTTTATCACAGCATCTGGTGATCTGACAAGTATCGCCCCCTCAACTGCTATGTAATCTGATTTAAGTTCATCAAGCATGAGGGAAGTCTTCACCTTGGCGTCGTATATTTTTTCATATATATCATTTCCAAGTATGTTTATTTTGCCCCACTTTATTGGTTTATTGTTTTCCATTAGGCAGAATGCAACCGAAGATGTTGAGGCATCTATGCCCAACACCCTATTAGCTTTAGTCTTGGCTAATTTGGCCAGAGTCATTTAGCATCCTTAATACTTTTTCTTTATCTGAAGTTGATATGCTTTTATCACACTTAGCACATATAGTTGAGGTATTGTATCTACTTAAACTAGAGTTGCACTTTTTACAGTGTCTTTTTTGTCCAGATCGTATAGCTTTTTTCTCGTAATACTTTTCCATAATCTTTTTATTAGTTGCAACTCTGCAGCATTCATCGGAGCAATATTTTTGATTATGAGTTTTTGGCTCAAAGTTCTTATCGTTGAGGCAATCTGAATTAGCACAAATCACAGCACTGGTACCTGGAATCTTTCTATCTGAACTGTTCCAGTAGGTGTTTCTTTAGAGTAGCACTCTTTTTTAATTGGGCAGTAGGTGCAGGGCATCTTTGTTTTTGTGGCACCTGATGGCTTCATTGGAAGGTCCCCATCTTTAAAGTTATCCCAAACTTCTCTCATCCAGATAAATGTATCTTCAATAATCTTCTTATTTTTATCGTTCATTACAACTGGAATAATAAGAATCTCTTGAGTATTTTTATTCTCATAAAGGAAGAAGCCTTCTTTAGCATCCTTAAGCTTCATATATGTTAAAAGCTGAAGCAAATGGTTTGCTGAAGGGCTCATCTCTGCCTGCCTTGCATCCCAAACTTCTTGCTTTGCAGTTTTGATTTCTCCAATTACAGTCTCATCATCATACTTCATGATAAGGTCTATAAATCCACGGATTGGAGGGTACTCATTTATGATCTCTTCTTCTTCTGCAACCCATTGAGGCATTGTCTTGATTAGATTCTGAAGCCTTTCGTGAGCCTGAGTTCCTTGTGCCATGTTTGCAACTGCAACAGCATCATTGTTATCAATAAATACTGCTCCTGAAAACGCCATGTACCAATATCTTGGGCAGGTTCCATGACCATATCCAAGCGAGCTTGGGCTAAATGATTTCTTTGTCATTTCTCCATCAGCTCTTTTGGTATTCCTGTAGGACTCATCAAGCATTTCTGCAAAGCCTTCGGGGTCAAAGAACTTCCCTGTGTGCTTTTTAAACTTTAAGTTCTTTACTATATTTCTTCCCATTACAAATTATACCTAACGACATACTTAAGTGCATCTACAAGTTTGTCTATGGACTCCTTTGCTGAGTAATATATATTCTTTTTATTATTGTTTGCTGTTCCAGCTTTATCTTTTGCTATTGTTGAATAGTAAGAAGCCATCATGGCAAACTTAGTGGACATGGCCTGAAGCTCAATAATAAGTTGCGGCGCTTTAGCAGCAGGCACATCTGGGTTTAACAAAAGCTTTACTATAACAGCCAATGCCCTATCTAATTGAGCATCATTCATGTACTCATGCAGATCATTGAACTCAGTTATAGAGTTTATTAACTCTAATGTGTTTTTATCTTCTGTCATTTTTAATCTTCTTATCCCATTTATCCATTAAAAGTCCCATGCCGTAGCCAACCACAAAACCAATCATTGCTCCTAAAGTAAACATTATCATTATATCAGCCTTTGAACAAGCCCGTACCCAAGCCAAAGACCAAAGATGCCCATTAGCCCAGAAAATACTGGCGGAGCTGGGATAGGAAGTTTAAACAAACTAAATATCCCGCCCACTCCAATTCCTACTACTGTTGTAAGAATTATCTCTTTCATTAAAATGGAACCTCTGCATAAGTTTTATATGATGGGAACTGATCATTATTTGGTGCCTTATCTTTAGATAAAGTATACGCTGTTACAGAAATAGAATCAGCATTAATCTCGTATGAAGTTCTCTTTACGCCTTCTTTATCTGTCCAGCTTTCTTCGTAAATCTTTCCTACAATAATAACTTCCATGCCTTTTTTAATTACAGCTTTTGATTGCTCTGCAAGTGTGCGCCAGGCTTTGATTGTCCACCAAGAAGTGTTCTTATCTTCCCACTCTCCAGTGGTGTCATTCTTAACGCGATCATTTGTTGCAACTCTAAAACGAAGACCATTTGATCCTACAGTTTCTGGTTCACTACCAACTCTGCCTACGATTGTAATCATTGGATTAGCCATTTTTATTTTCCTCCCAAAATGCAATCAGCTCTTCTAGAACTGACCACTCTATGATTCCAAGACGAACCTTGGAATCCTCACCGATAATAATTTTAAGTGCTGGATGCATATCCCTGCTTACCTTAAAAGTATCTGTACATATTTTAGACCATACATCTTTATTTAAATTAAATGATGATTTAGACTCTTTGTAATCTACTACAAAGCTTTTCCATTTTGCATCACCTTTTTGATAAGCGCCTCTACCGCTATTCTTTTGTGCTTTAGCGCCATCTCTTTTTACTTCTGCTCTTTCTGACATCAGTTTAGCTTGTACTTTGTTTCATGCCCATCTGGACATTTCCAATACATTTCTAAAGTTACCTGATTAAAATTATAAAACGGAGAAGACAAGTTGCATTTACTGCATGGTCTTTCCTGATCTATTCTTTCAACTCGGTCATCCTGAATGTCTTCTGGTTTAGAAGTAAAAAACTCATTAATTTTTGGCATCAATTTCTTTCCTTATGTCTTCAAGTACTTCTTTGTTGTCACGCAGATATTGAACAGCCTTTGCACGTCCCTGAATTCTTTCTTTATTAATTGTATACCAAGCTCCGCCCTTTTCAATAGCTCCGCACATCTCTGCAACGTCTAGCGTTTCTCCAACATAATCTATACCGAGAGCTTCCCCTTGGTAGTAAAAGTCGTATTGTCCTGATAAATTTGGGGGACCGACCTTGTTGTAATCAATAATCCAATTGACTGGCCTGCCAACTCTTTGTTCAATAATCTTGTCGCCAACTTTAATACCTGCTTTAATAGCGTTAGCTTCGGCTTCCGAAGACCATAGCTTGACAACGGTAGAGGAGAAGAACTTAACTGCCATTCCGCCCGTGGGTATGTGGCTAGCATGCATAGATCCAAACTGGTTTCTTTGTTGTGAAATGAGAACAAGTAATGTATTTTTGTTTGCATAATTTAACATTTTGACTGCGTGGGTCATATCCTTTGCTTCTGCGCCGATCTGCTTAGTGTCTTGCAAATCTTTCATTTCGTTTCCGTCTTTTTCAAAGTAAATTGCTGGAAGCAATGCTGAAATAGAATCAACTACTATTAGATCTACTCCTGCTTCCATAAGCTTTGTTGCAACATCAACCATATCGTTAATGGTTTTAGCTGGTGAATAGATTAGCTCTTTTGAGTTAACCCCAAGCTTTTCTGCCCACTCAGGATCATAGGAATGCTCAGCATCTATCCAAGCACAAGTCTTTCCTTCTTTTTGGGCAAGTGCTATCATCTGCAAACAAAAAGAAGATTTTCCAGCAGACTTATTTCCCCATACAAGTATCTGTCTACCGTAAGCAAATCCGCCATTTAGCGCAAGGTTTAAACCGATGCTTGGTGTTGGCTGCTTATGTATTTGAATATCAACAGCCGATTGAACCCTGGCTCTTGTTTTAGGATCTAGCTTTGCTAAAATATCATCTAATTGAATGTCCATGCTAATTAATTGTTAGCCAATTCTTCATCAGAATCTGCAGGCTTTGCCTCTAATTTAAACTCAAATGATAGGGACTGGTCATTATAAGAAACTGAAAGCTGAGTGTCTTCACCATTAGAGTTAATAAAATCTTCTGTTGGTATCTCAATTGATCCAATTTTATTTAGAATTGCAACTAGAACTCTAGATGCGTTCATTGTCTTAAAAATATCTTCTGTGTTATCTGTCATTTTACTTCCTTAACCATAAGTGTTCCATCTTCTAAAGTTTTTAGAACTGGTTCGCATATCATTCCTTCTCGCATTTTTGCCAACGATAATGGGTACATGCTTGAGAATACAATTGCTCTATTTAGATTCTTATCTTTATCTGACAGAACCAGGTGTGCCATAGTCTTGCCAGCTTTTGTTTTGTATGGTGTATAGCTTATCACAAACCTTTGTTTTTCGTCAATAGGATAAGACTGTGCATACAGGTATTTAACAAAAGCATCTTCAGAGTCTTTATTAATTAAATCAACCTCTACATATCTAGATATTCTATTGTCACCAACAAGAACAAAATACATTTTGTTTGTTTCTATTTTTGTTTGTTCTATATCAAACAAACCAACAGATCCGCTTTCGTCAACAAGTTCTATTCTTGACCAGCCAGATCCACGCTTTATTGCCTTAGCCATTCCGAACATAACAAATGATCCGAGCTCTTCAAATTCATCAATTGGTCTAGCTTGCGCTTTAATCTTTGGGTCTAAATTAGAAAGGTTAAAGGAAGGTATTCCTAAAAATTCGTAATAAGACTCGGCTTCTTTGCCGCTTCTAGGGTTATCATCAAAAGCAGCGCCCCCAATAGCGTTAAGAGAAGCAATGGCCCTAGAATTAATGCCGCTACCTTTCTTGGATGCCTTGTCAACAAAGTCTTTGTAGTTTTCATATGGTCTCTTTTCTATAATTTTATTTGCAATACTGTCTGAAATAAATTTAATCTCTGCTAATCCAAATCTAATTGAATCTTTTTGTAATGAAAAGTTTACGTCTGATTCATTTACATGTGGGAGCTTTACTTTAATACCAAGTCTTTTTGCTTCAATCAAATAACCTGTTCTGGCGTCCTTGTCTCCTTCGTTTTTGAGGATCGAGAATAAAAATTCCAAAGGATAATAGCACTTAAGCCAAGCGGTATAATAAGAAAGCATAGAATAAGCGACAGCGTGACTACGATTGAATGAGTATCCAGCGTGAGCTTCGAATGTTTTCCAGAGGTTGTCTGCTTCTTCTGCGCTGATATGCTTTTTAGCGCCTTGAATAAATTTATCTTTGAATGGACTGAGTTCTTTTGCATCTTGCTTTTTACCAATAACCTTTCTAACTTTGTCAGCCTCTGACCAAGTCATTCCTCCTAGGTGTACGCATGCTTGCATAACCTGCTCTTGATAGATAATAACTCCATATGTATTTTCTGTAAACGGCTTCATGATTGGATGAATATAATTTACCGCTTCATTACCATGCTTACGCTTAATATAAGAAGCTCCAACTGTATTCATAGCTCCTGGTCTAACCAAAGCATTTGATGCAGCCAAGTCTTCAAACTTATCGACACGCATCTTTATGAGTAGGTTGGTGTATGGAGTTGCTTCCGCTTGGAATATACCCTTTGTGTAACCATCATTAAAAATCTTATATACATTTTCATCATCTAAAGCAATATCGTAAAGATTTATATCCTTACTGTATCTATCTTTAATTGATTTTAAAGTATCAGAGATCACAGATAAAGTCTTAAGACCTAGGGCATCTAGCTTAATAAGACCTATGTCTGCAACCGTATCCATATCGTATGCCACGACTGGAATTCTTCCAGATACATCGTCATTTGCGTCTGCTCTGGATTCTATTGGTGCATACTTTCTTAAATCATCTTTTGCAACCACAACACCAGCGGCATGAACTCCAACACTTCGAATCTTTCCACGAAGTCTTTCTGCAAGCCAAGTTACCTCTGGATACTTTGCTCTAAATTCTTTTGTATTAGGAGAATCCATAAAGTCTTCGAAGGTGTCAATTGATTTCATTGCACGATTAACATCAGATAGGGGCACCATAAACACACGGGCAGCATCTCTAATTACACCCTTATCTTTAAAGTAGGTGTATGTGGAAATAGAAGCAACGTGCTTAAACTTCTTCTTTAAATAATCTTTAACTTCTTTACGGCGACGGTCTTCAAAGTCAGTATCAATATCTGGAAAGTCATTACGCTCTGGGTTAATAAATCGGAAGAACAGTAGGTCATACTTAATTGGATCTACATCTGTAATTCCAAGAGAGTAGCAAACCAATGAGCCAGCTGCGGAACCACGTCCTGGACCAACCATAATATTATTTGACTTAGCCCATGTAATCATATCTGCTACAACTAGGAAATATGAGGCAAATGCCTTATCTTTAATTATAGATAACTCTTCTGCAATTCTATCCAAGTAGACCTGATCTTTGTCTAGGGATAGTCTTTTAAGGCCTTCTAAGGCCATATCAGACAGCTTCTTGTCAGCATTGGTCTTTGGGATAGGTAGAAGATCTAGACCTTCATGGAAGTCATACTCGCCAATCTTATCAGCAATCTCCATTGTATTATCATATATATCTGTACGAGTAATGCCTGCCTTATTAAAGTCCGCCTCAATTTCAGACCTACTTTGAATAAATAGATTATAGTCTTGGAATGATATTCTACGGTCTGGATACAGGTAATTAAATCTATCTATCATGTCTGGCATTTGTCTAGACATTTCAAAGTCTGCATCTTTATCTGACTTAGGAGATGTTGATAGAATAAGCATTGCTTCTTCCAATACTCTATCTTCTTCTTTAGCAAAGTGGGCATCTCCTGTTGCCACCGCTTTAATCTTAAGTTTGTCCGCTAATTCTAAAAGGGCGGAGTTGATCTCCACAGGGTTATGTGATTGCACTTCCACGTAAAAATCTTGTCCGAAAGTTTGTTTAAAGCTTTTGAGAAGAAGTTCTGCTTCCTCCATGTTACCTTTATCGATAGCCTTACTAATGAGTCCATTAAGACATCCGCTGAGAACGATAATACCTTCGCTATAATCATCTAAAACCTCTCTGTCAATTCTTGGCTTATGATAAAAGCCTTCTGTCCAAGCAAGTTCTTGTAGCGTGTTTATGTTTTCTAAACCTTTTTTATTTTTAGCTAAAAGAATAATATGATTATAAGCCTGAATAGACTTATCAGTCTTTGAGGATCTATCAAATCTATCTGTTGGTGAAATGTATGCTTCTACTCCAAGGATCGGCTTAATGCCTTGCTCCTTACATGCAATTTGCATGTCACGGTGTGAAGATAATGTTCCGTGGTCAGTAATTGCCAAGGAAGTTTGTCCAGCTTCTTTTGCAGCCTTTACGAGTTCGGCAGGAGAATTAAGCCCATCCATTAATGAATAGAAAGAATGCACATGCAAATGTGTGAAGTTCAACTTAATTCTCCGCCTATACTCTCTGTTACCAGTCGACGCTGCTACTGGTTGAAGATGATTCTCTTTCTTCTGGAGATGATTCTCCATTATAAAAAGCTTCTTGCTCTGCGTATGGAACGCTACGAACTGCTGTCTTCTCTAAATCAAACAGCTCCACAGAAGTGAAATCAAATGGCTTTTCATCTTTAGCCAAAGGAATGATTGTGTAGCTTGTATCTGTTTTAAGACCGCTACGCTTTACTCTCCACATTAGATTTGAGATGCTTCCCATTTCATTTGCGTATTCAATTAGTGTTGGTGTAATTGTTTTTCCACTTACACCCTGAGAAAGAATGGCAACATATGGCTCAGTCTTTCCATCATCAACTAATACGTTAATATAAAGACGCTTTCTTGCACCCCATCCAGCTTTTGGATCTTTGCGATGCTGTTCTTGAGCCCAGTCACGGCCTTCGTCTTCCATTGTATCTAATGCCTTACGGCGATAATCTTTAGGGTTTGTGTGTTCAATTGCAAAAAATCCGCAACCCATTTTTTCATTATAGTTTGGTGAATCTGGATCAAGCTCTTGCAAAAAGCGAATCTTTACTGCTTCTCCATCTTCAATCTTTAACCACTTTGCCTTGCTGTCTTCTGAACTAGTATATGTAACCTTGTCCATTGCCTTTGTCATCCCTGACAAACCTTTTACTATTCCCATTTTATTCTCCTTATGTATGTAACGGTGTATATCCGTTTGTAATCACTTATATTGTTGTTTAATTTTTATATTCAAAATTAGATATGGCATTTGTTATGCAGGCTTTAATATCTTCATCAGACATATCTCCTGCATCTTTTACACCCTCTGGATATATTCTACCATAAGAATGCGATGCCCACAAGATGTTTTTATTACTTAGTTTATATGCAATTGTTGAGCCTAAATCTCTTCCCGCCTTATCTGCATCAGTCATAATAATAACTGTATTGAAGTATCTATTTAGCAAGTTAAGGTTTTGTCCAGATATGTGGCCCCCAAGTGTAGCCACAACATTTGGAAACCCAGCCTGATGAACACGAATTGCATCAAAGCTGGACTCTACAACTATAACCCTATCTCCAATTTTTTTGGCACGGTGGATATTAAACATAGTTTTGCTTCTTGGCAAGTCTTTGCTATTCTTAAACCTTTTATCTGATATAGATCTACCAACTACACCGACTGGAACTCCATCTGGGCTATGTACTGGAACAGTTATCATATCCATATTTTCAGAATACCCTAATGAAAAATGTTCAATTGATTGTAAATCAATACCACGTGATTTCAAATACTCTTTTGCTTTGTCGCTTCCGACTAATCCATTATATAAACTTTTTAATGTCTCATCTGGAAATTCAACAAAGTCTGGCTTATCCTCTAGAATGTCTTTAAGAGATTCATCAAAGTTTTCTAGGGCCTCAGATTGTTTTGATTCAATATACCTCAAAGATTGGAACTCATTTTTATTTAAAATCTTTTTTACTAGATCGCTTAGAGTACCTGCTTCTCCACAAGAAGGATTAAAGCATAGGTAGGCCCCTTTTGTTTTGCTTACGCTAAAGCTTGAGGTATGTCTATTGGAATGAAATGGGCAGTATGCTAGGTAATCATTAGATGTTTCACCCACCATATCTATTCCAAGGCTTTGGATTATTGATTTGATATGGACGGGGCTATACTCCGAGCTATCAACTTGCCTTGAGTTATACCCTCTAATTGCCATGCCTTCTTCTTTCCTACGTATATACCATGAAGAGTCATTAAGAATCTCCACGTTTCTCCAGTAAACTCTATTGAGAAAGCTGGGTCAACATCTAACACCCTGATATACCCTTTGCCACGCATATCTTGAGCTAACAAGTTTTCGTACTGTGGTCTTAAACTTATTAACTGTGCGTTATCATAAAATTCAACCTGTATTTGAAACCTTTTTATATTTCTATGGGTCACTTGCTCAACTCTGGTAAGTCTTCATAGATTGGGGTAATAACTCCTCTATTAATATCCCAGTCAAGAAAGAATCTAAAATCATGTCCGTGTCTATTCTTTCTAGATACAATTTCAATAAGATCTGTATTGGCATGCTTGTGAATAGCAATAGCCATATCAGCATCATACTCAATAGCCTTTGACCATGCAACTTGGCTCATCATTGGCGGCTCTTTTTGATCTGAAATATCATCTGCTGTTGCAGCAGTAATATCAATAATTGGAATTCCATTTGTTACAGCTAACAACTTAAAGTCTCTTGAAATATTTCTATTTCTTTCAACTTCTGAATTGCTTCTCTTATTGTCATTAAACAGCTGATGATAATCAAGAATAACTAAGTCTGGTTTATGCTGATCAATCTTGCCCTGAATAGTTGCTGGAGTTACTTCTCCTGCACCCTCATTTGAAACAAGAATAAAACTGTTTTTGCCCTCAGTCTTTTTCTTTCCCCAAGTTTTAAAATCATCAATGTTAATGTCGCCCTTTGAAAAATCACTTGCTCTAAACAGGCCAGAGCCAAGCATTGTATAAATTCTATCTCGCATATTCTCTGGTGCCATTTCGAGAGAAACAATCATAGGCTTAAAGCCTTGCTCCCACGCCTTGCATGCCAAGTAAGATGTAAACCATGTCTTACCACGTCCTGGCCATCCAATAGCGACAATAAGGTGACCTGGAGCCATTCCTGTTGGGTAAGCTTTATCAATTGCCTCAAATCCAGTTAGGATTCCTGGGCTACCGCCCATTGCCAATGATCGAGTTCTTACTGACTCATAGTGTCTTTCTGCTGAATCTAAATCTGTTATGTCTAAATCTTTTACGTTATTTGTATATCTACTTAAGTTTGCTAACTGTGACTGCATTGTACCTAGCACTCTAGAAGGGGCATCGTCTTTCAAAGATGAGCCTGCCTGTAAAAGAATACCCTTAAGCTTGTTGCCAACAAATTCATTTTTAAGTTTGTCTAAATAGTATCCAGTCTCACCTTTAGTTTCAACTGGCTCAAAATCTTTAAACTTATCCTGAAGAATTGTTACTTCTGGGACCGCTCTAAACTTATAGTAGTATGACTTAAGGCCTTCCCAAATGTCTTTGTGAGAAACAAATAGGTCGTCTGAGTTATCTGCAAGTATAGTGCTTATGTCTTTATTCTTGCATACCGCTGAGATTAGCTCGGCTTCTGTATTCATTCGTTACCCTCAATCATTTTTTTTGTTTCCTGCAACAGACGGCTTCTGTTAGCTTTATCTTCTTTAATCTGCATCATCATATCTTCTATTCTTTCAAAGTTGTTGTAGAAAAAATTAAGCGGATGCCTGTTCTTACCAGTTTGAAAATAGTATTCCAGAACGTTCTTGGAACGCTCAAACCCTATGCTATCAAGAACATCTTGCATAGCCCACTTTTCTTTGTATCTATTTATTGTTGGCTTTGTGTTGTACATGCCCTCATATAAATTAGAATAAAGAGAAAGAAGAATGTAGGGCTCTTTATTTACTGCCACGTAATTCCTCTTCTACCTCTTGGGTCTTTTGAATTAGCTTGTCTTCAACAAACTTATAAACTCGATCTGTTGCTGCATCTACGCTTTCGCCATCTCTGACAAAATCATCAACACCAATACCAATTTTAATACTTTCAAAGTTTCCAAGGTTCCTTGTAAAAGACAAATCAACTCTAACTTGAGTTCCTCTATCCATTATGTGCCGCCTTTCTATGTCTACTCAAAGTGTCATGAGCAAATATGCCCCAACGTACTTCTATTTCTTTCTTGCAAATATGACAAATAACAACCCTGCTTGACATTACTCCGCCTTCCAAACTGGGACAAACTTTCCTTCATTGGTCTTAGTATACAATATAGTGTTGTGTTTGAGAAGAGCCCTCATCTCATTTCTTGAAGGCATATTATTAGAATAACCTGATTCTAATATAAACTCATGAATGTCCATAATGTCCGATTCACTATACATAAACTTATACCATGTGCTATCTGGATTACCTATCGGATATACTTTTTGTGGGTATCTTATCTTCCCGTCCAAAATGTAATCTTCTATAGTAACCTTATGCTTGCCAAGCATCTGGGCTACCTGACTGGTTGAATAGGCATTCTCCATAGTTTTTAAAACTTGTGAATAAGAATACAATAATCTTTTTTTATCAGGATAGCACCAAGCAACCATTTGGTCTTTAGATCTTGAATGACTTAATACTTTATGTATCTTGTTATTTAAGAAGAAATACCGAATGCTTTTAGTTGGCTGTTTTCTCTTTTTTCTATCCATTTACCTAGTGCACTCGTATCCTTATTAATCATCCATCTTTTACCGCACATCATGCAGAAAAGCTCTACGTGTAGTTTTTGTGAAAATACCCTATCAACAAAAACTCTTCCTTGGCATTTACTACATTTCATCATAGTGTAAATAGCTTCCCATCAACAACACATGAATAATCTGGTGCCACATGGATCATCTGAATATGTGGATAGTCATTTACAATATGTGCAATAGCAAAACCTTTTTGCCAATCGTGGTGCTGCATATATTTCATACCTGGTCCTTTTTCATCACACATATGTCCAAGCTCATACCCACGAAGAGTTTCTCCCTCTCCACCATTTCTTAATTCATATGTTACAAGGTGTGAAGCAATTCTATGAGAGTGTCCTCTGATTAAAGATACCTGTAAGTCTTCCATGTCTTTACGAACAGATCCAGTTGATGCAATTGAAAGTCCATGGTGTACATGTATGTCTCCAAATCGTCGTTTAGGCAATTCGTTATAATGAATGTATTCGTAACCTAGTGAATCTAACCCCCACAGTGCTTCTGGAGTAACTTCATTAATATAGTCGGGAAGTTTTGCATCCACATAGTTAAAAATTCTAACATCATGGTTTCCTAATGCTGAAAAAAGTTGAGCTTCTGGAAGCATCTCTCGTGTCTTTGTATAAAAATCTCTAGCGCCTTTTGCTTCATGGCGCATCATTGGAACAATAAGATCTCTACTGTCAGTCTTGTGAAGGTTTAAAAATTCTGCTGATCTTCCTTCTGTGTACTTGCTATAACAGGCCTGATCATCCGTATCTCCAAGGTAGTCAACGACGTCTGGCTTAAACCACTTCATGACCTTAAACCACAGTGCAATCATTTTATCATCTTGATACGGGAACTGCTGGTCGGATGAAATCATCCACTTTAAATCGTTGCTCATTAAAACCCTTAATATATATAAAAGCCACGATATCGTGGCTTAATGTTATAGTAATTGTAACATATTAAACTGGTGTGTCAATAGTAATGTTATGGTGCAGAAACAATTTTTTTACCAGCGCTAATCCAATGAAAATTAATTGGGCCTTTAACATTTTTTTCAGCGTAAACATTTAGCTTGGTGGAGTCTTTGTTTCCAGAAATAGACCATCTAATATTATTTGTCTTTGGGTCTTGTAGTCTTGGTGTTGCTACGACATACGCAACTTCATAGTCAGCGCCCCAACCTAATTCTATTTCAATTGTATTTACCTTGCCACCTACTAATCCGTTTTCAAATGTGGCTACGTCAGCGTTTAGATGCATTACAGAAAGTTTAGTTACGCTATTTGCAGTAGTTGTGCTTAAGTTGTAAGACTCATCAGATTGAAGTTTTATTTGGTCTATCTGAGTTTGAAGGTCTTGTAGTTTTTTTGGGTCTACTGGTTCACCATCTTGAAATGTTACTGTCAATTACATTTCCTCCAGCTTAGATTGAATTTCATCGGAATAACTATCTAAAGCTTTTTGTTTATCATCTGATTGATTAGATAGCACTGTAAGTTCTGCTCTTAGCATAGCAATTTGCAACTCATAATTAGCTGCGAGTTGCCCAATTCTTTCCTGCATAGCAGTTATAATTAGCTCTTCTTTATTTTGCATTTTTGTCCTTAGCTAACTAAAGCTAATTCTTCTTCAAGAGCAGTGATCTTAACGTTAGTTGAAGCAAGCTGTGCGTTCAACTGAGATAAAGACTCTGCGGAAGGTGTCGGCAAGGACTGTTCTTCGATGATTGAAAGCTCTGTATTATACTTTGTATAAGATAGATTTCTTAGGTGAGTTGTAATCACCGTTGCTTTTTCTTCATTTGTTAATTGATAATCTGACATTTTATACCTCCATGTTTATTATATTATTATACCATTACCATTTGTCTACAGGACAAGTGGCTAATTTAAGCTTTGTTTTAGCCGCCATAAAGCAGCCACATTCAGAACATGTTTTAGTTGTCTGATTAAAAAGAGGGCATTCTAGGCATATAGAATACCTTTCATCAGCTAAATCCTTATCTGCATACTCTGTATTTGGATCTAGAAAATCCCATGGCTTTACCCCATCGGAAGTTACTAGATTTTTCATCTGTTGCCATTTGCTAGCCAATTTCTTCTCGCTTTTCAAAACCAGTTCCATTCCACAAATATCCTTCTGCGGGAGTTGGTAAATCATCAATATCTAATTGAAGATCTTCCATATCAATAATGGTTGGATTACTTGCTAGTGCTGATCTAAGAAGAAATGTTTCTTGTGTTCCAGTAGGTATATTAAACCAACCAGCAAACTCTCCTTCAATTAAAACCATATAGGTGCTTCCACCTAGATCTAATTTATTCATTTATTACCTTTCGAGTTACTATATTCTATCATTTTTACTGATATTGTCAATACCATTTAGTACCCCCTAAATGTTGGAGGGAAGAACGGTGTTGCAAATGTGGGTGGGAAGAACGGTGGGAAGAACGGTGGGAAGAATGGTGGGAAGAATGGACCGCCCTTAAAGCTTGGGAAGAATGGTGGGAAGAATGGTGGGAAGAACGGTGGGAAGAATGGTGGGAAGAATGGGAAGAACGGTGGGAAGAATGGTGGGAAGAATGGTGGGAAGAATGGTGGGAAGAATGGGAAGAACGGTGGGAAGAACGGAGAATCAAAGAACGGTGGGAAGAACGGTGGGAAGAACGGTGGGAAGAATGGTGGGAAGAATGGACCGCCCTTAAAGCTTGGGAAGAATGGTCCAACTACACATGCCCGAGTTTCTGAAGTTACGCAAGGGTTTCCAGAAGGACAAGTTCTTGTTCTTGATTGAGATGAAGCAACGCAAGTACTCCAAGCAGACCACGCTGTGCATCCAGCTGCTTGTGTTGCATCGCAACCGCAAGGTGTTCCGCATGCTGGATATCCAGAAGTACTACATGCTGTTGAGTATCCAGATCCGCTGCCACTTATGTTAGATGCCTCAATTGATTGTGAGCAACCAGCGCAGTTAAAGTTAACACTGGTTGTACAGTACCATGTACTGCAAGCTTCTGACTCAGAGGTAGTGCAAAGAGAACCTGCTGGACAAGTCCTTGTTCTAGTTCTTGTATTATTAGAACATGATGACCAAGCAGACCATGCGCCGCAGTCGCTTGCAACACAAACGCAAGGAGTAGAACATGCTGGGTATCCGACTTGGCTGCATGCTGTTGAGTATCCAGTACCGCTACCGCTTATGTTATTTTCTTGAATACTCTGCCCGCACCCAGCACAGTTAGAGTTATATGATGTTGTACAGTACCAGCATTGCTTTGACTCTGCACACGGTGATCCAGCAGGACAGGTTCTTGTGCTAACTCCGTTAGAACATGCAGACCAAGCTGTGCACTCGTTGCTCTTTGTTGTATCGCATACACACGGTGTCTGGCAGGCTGGGTATGCAGTTTGGTTACAGGTTGTTGAGTATCCAGATCCAGTTGCACTTACATTTGTTGTATTAATTGCGTACCCGCAACCAGCGCAGTTTAAAGGAGTGCTTGATGTGCAGAACCAGCACTCTCTAGTCTGTAAGGTTTCGCAAGGATTTCCAGAAGGGCAGGTTCTTGTTCTGGACTGTGCTCCACCAGAGCATGATGACCAAGCAGACCATGCAGTACAAGCAGATGATTGTGTTGAATCGCATGCACAAGGCGTAGCACATGCGTAGTAAGTTCCAGTTTGGTTGCATGCCGTTGAGTAGCCAGATCCACCACCGCTTATGTTACTGGACTGAATGCTGTAAGAACAGCCAGCACAGTTTGAGTTAGGGCTTGTTGTACAGTACCAGCACTGTTCTGTCTGTGTTGTTACGCAAGGGTTGCCAGCAGGACAAATTCTTGTACGGGTTCTTGTATGGCTTGCAGAACAAGCACTCCACTCACCCCAAGCACCACATGCGCTATTAGCGGTAGAATCGCAAACGCAAGGTGTGGCACATTCATAGTAGGATCCAGTCTGGTTGCATGCTGTTGAGTATCCAGAGCCAGCGCCGCTTATGTTACTAGGCTGAATGCTGTAAGAACAGCCAGCACAGTTTGAATTAACGCTTGTTGTACAGTACCAGCACTGTTCTGTCTGTGTTGTTACGCAAGGATTTCCAGATGGACAAGTTCTTGTGCGGGTTCTTGTGTGGCTTGCAGAACAAGCACTCCACGCACCCCAAGCACCGCATGCGCTTTCTGCAGATGCACTGCAAACACAAGGTGTAGCGCAAACTGGATATGCGCTTGTGCTGCATGCTGTTGAGTATCCAGAGCCAGCGCCGCTTATATTTTCATTATGTACTGTTTGAGAACAACCAGCACAGTTAAAATTAACGCTTGTTGTACAGTACCAGCATGGTCTTTCTTCTGTAGTTACTACTATAGAACAATCTAAAAATGTTTCTGTTTTAGTTCTAGTGCTTGGACCAGAATCTGTACAGTCAGTCCAATTTGTATAAACTGTGGATACGCAGCAAGAAGGCGTAGTATAGCATGCAATAGAATATCCAGATCCAGTTGCACTTACATTTGTTGGTGACTCAAAAGTACTGCAAGATATTGGTGTCGATTGAACATAGGAAACACAATACCATGTACCTGTTGTTTCACAAATTGGAACCGATACTTCATAGTCATAAGAAAATGCAGTTAAATCTATATCATCAATTTTTGAAGTTGTTACAGTTACACAGGACGGTTGATCTGATTCTATGTCTGTAACGAATATTGTATTTCCAGTTCTAGAAGCATTTCCATTTGTGCAGCTTAGCTCTATATCAAATGAGCTGATGTCTGAGTAGTTTAATATTGTAACTTTAAAAGAAGTGGCGGTAGCGTCAAATGCTCTTGATAGCATAGCTTGAATACCCCAATTAAGAACTCTAATGCTTTCTGTAACAGTATTACTTTCTTTTAGCGGTATAGATGTTCCACCTAATGCAGTAACAGATACATTATACAAAGCATTCTCAGTAAGTCCAGTAACTACTGCAGATGAATCTGTAGTGGTTACTGGGTATCCAGGTATAGAAATACCTGTTTGATTTCTTTTTATATCTACACGATACTGAATAGCATTTGTAGAAAGCCAATCTACAGAAAATGATGTTCTTGTTCTATTGGAAAATGTAATAGTTGGATCTTCAATAACTCCTGGCTGCCAGTCTATAAACGCAAGCTCTTGAGTTGGTCCATCAGAAGAATATCTAACTCCAGTAAAATCTCTATAGTAGTCATCAGCTATGATTGACAGCTCCCAATAATAACTATCGTTTGGGTCAAGTCCAACTGGTACATTTATCGTGGCTGAGGTTTCATATAATGAAACTACAAATGGGACGGGAAGCTTTGGAACATCTGCACTATTGTATAGCTGTATTTGTTGAGACCACATGTATGTTGGAATTTGAGAAACTGTTATAGTTGCTGGATCGTAAGTCCATGACAAATCCACTGCAGTTTCTGTTTCATCTGTAATATCAAATGATGATATGTTGAAAAAGTATCTGGCTGCAATTCCTAGGCCTGGAAAATTAACATCAGATTCCCCACTACTATTTTCAGCTTTTATTTTGCCTCTAAATTTTACTTTATTAAGCACATTTGTTTTTGTTATTAATGGCCTGTTAGATGCGCTCACTGGGACTTGATATAGATAATCTGCATCTGAATAATCATCATATTCTTTAACTACAGGTGTTATTAAATCTGTCCATGTAGAATATGGAGGATCTGATTTTTGTATATACATAGTAAATTTTGTAGGCTCTTCATTCCATTCGCCTCTTACTAAATACATTTTGTCCCCATTAAAAGGATGATCTATTGATTCAAATCCGTCAGAGCTAATAAATGTAAGTGATGGTGGATTTGCTGTTTCAGCATTAGGCACACCAGTTCCAAATATTTTAAACCAAAGTCCTGACGTTCCTAGTTGCCAAACACTTTTAATTTTAATCCAGCCATTTATATTATGAGCTCCAGTGTCTGTTGCACTAGCTTTTCTCCAGATGCTTCGAATCTTTACCCATCCGTTTATATTATGAGTACCAGTATCGGTTGCGCTAGTTTTTCTCCAGATGCTCATTATGCTTTCCTACTTAATATTATGTCTCCAACAGAAAACGCTTTAGTTCCTTGATCTCCATCATTAAATTGTGCTCTAGAATATGCTCCGTCTGGATAATTGTTTCCAGCATAAAAGAAAGCTCTACCCGTAGTCAAAAATCCATCTTGATTTTGTACAACCGTTGTATCTCCAGCTGTTCCATTGTTGTCGCTTTGAACAGCTAATGCAATTTTAAAAGTAGCATAAGCTTTTTTATCTGGATTTATTGAAAAAATTCCATTTTCATAAACAATAGATCTGTTTCCTAGGCTAAAGCTTCCAGCAGCTTTTGTTACCCCACCTGCTCCAGTTGCTGGAATAGTTGTGCTTTTGCCAAGAAGATAATCATTGGAAAAACTTTCTCCTGAACCCAGAAATATATTTGATGCAACTAAATCTGTTTGAACATTAAAGGTTCCATTTGGATTTTCTGTAGTAGGTGTTGAATAGGTTAGCTTTCCTTTAGCTAATCTAAATGCTCCAGTAGAAGATATGTAATCAATGTTTCCTGGATTCCCGCTTCCAGATCCTGGATAATCTGTATTCCATTGAGCAGGTGTTGTAAAATAATGATTTGATCCAACAATGTTACCACCAATAATAGAGCCTTGCTCTCCATTAAGTGTTATCTGAGATGATGTATTTGTAGACTTTATATTTGCAGAATCTATTGTCCACCCGTTTGTAATCTTATATCCTAATGCTTTTACTTCAGCTGTATCTGAGGAAACTGCTGCAACAGCTGTTCCAAATCCTCCTTGGCCTGCAAATAAAGCACCTTTAATAACTGCATCCACGGCAGTCATTTTACCTGAGTACGTGACAGAAAAGTTAGGGTTATTTGTTCTAGAATCTCCTGCCCAAATCATTACTGTGCTTGCAGTTGAAGTAGCTGGTGCGTATAGACCAACATTTCCTCCGTAGTTAATAGAAGATCCTACTTGTAGATCCCCAACAAAATCTTTTGATAAAGTCCAGCCAGCTATTAAACCTTTTACTGCTTTAATTCCATTAACCGTATCTAAAGAAACAAATTGTCCGCTTGCTGTGCTTGTTACCTGAATACCAGTTCCAATTTTGGCACCAAGTTGATCTTTTAAAACTCCAAACTCTATCTTTCCTTGGTCTGTGTTCAGAAGTATTTGTCCGTCGCCGAAGTCGGTAGGAGATGTGTCGCCAGTTCTTGTAGCAGATCCACCTATTTGAATAGAGCCTATTACTCCATTGTCTACATATACACTTCCACGAATATTTGCGTTGGTAGCCTTTAGTAATCCAGTAGTTGCTGCAACTTCAAACCCTGAGCCAACTTTTAGCTTACCGCCAGTAATATCAATATTGTTTGCTTTAACATATCCATTAGGCTTAACGTAAAATTCTGCTACATCCGATCCGCCTGCTGAAGGTGAGCCTGCCCAAAATGAATAGGTGCTTCCTGGAGACATTCCAGCATATCTCATAGATGAAACAGCAGGTGTTCCTACAGAAACCGTGTTTCCCTTTTCTATCTTGTCTGGAGAAATTTCCCAGCCGCCAATGCGTCCTTTATTTGTTATAATTCCATTTACAGTATCTAATTGAAATAGTTGACCAGATGAATTTGTTCCTTGAATACCATACTCATTTATAAATGCGCCAGATGAATTTTTTAATTGCCCAACTTCAAATTTGTTACCTCCTGCGTAAACTCTTAGTTGTCCAGGTACAGACTCGCTTCCAATGTTAACACTGCCAGCAAAGTCACCAGAATTTGCATTAATTCTTCCAGTTACAGAAAGATTCATTCCGTTCCAAACCATCTTGTCGCTTGTTCCACCAACAGTAAAGAAAGCAGAATTTGACTCATTTGTGTTTCCTGTAACATACCAGTAGTTATCTGGAGCTATGTATAAACCCTTTTGATCTTCGCTGCCACCGATACCGTAACCAAGCTTCATGTCTCCAGCTGTAATTGCAGCGCCTGCTACCAATGATGTGCTTACTGGAGCAACAATGTTTGCATATGTTCTCCATGCGGTTTCGTTTGTATTACCGTAAATATCAAAAGTGCTAACGGAAATTTCATAAGTTTGTCCGCCTTTTAGTCCATAAAGATACGAGGAAGTTTTTGTTTTTCCTGGTACAGACATGTATGTGTAGGGTGCTGACGATCCAGCTGCTCTAAATCTAATTCTATATCCAGCAGTATCGGGATCTGTATTTTCTGTCCAAGTAAATAAAACTTTTTTATCAAAGGAGAAGAGTCCATTGGGGTCATCAGATACCGTAGCTGTTCCTAAAGCAAAATCATTCTCTGGAGGGTTGTCATCAAATGCAATTGAATCTATTGGCTTTACTGTTTTCTCTAAAGAAAAATTAGAGTAGCAGCCAAATTTTCCAACGTGTCTTATTTTTACTATCTTATCTGCAAAAGGGCTTGTGTCAAGCTCGGTGCCTTTTATTGCTGGGCTTGGGCCAGAATAAACTAAAGTTGATTGCTGGCTACCAGCATCTCTCGCATAAACTTCTGTTGCTACCGCCCACGATGGTGCTGTCCATATAACAGTGTAACCAGCACTTATGCCAAATGCGTCATTAATGGTAGGAGTTAATCCAGTTCCTTGGCATCCAATTGTGGGAGTTGTGAATGAAACTCCTTCTGTAAAGTTACCAGCAATATCTCTAGATTTAAAAATTCCTGAGTAAGAGCTTGTGAGATTTAAATAACCAAAATTTAGAAGAAAATCAGAATATGGTATTTTTAAACTATGAGTTCCAGAGGCAGATGGAGGCTCGCCATAAAATATTGCTGATGTTGGAGGAGTTAAAGTATTTGTTAAAGTAATCTTAAATCTATCTGGAGGGTTTGTTAAAGGCATTGTGTATGGTATAACAAGGTCCTCTCCAGACCAGGTTACATTTCCTAGAACTACTTCGTTCGGAGGCTCTTTATCAAATGTTTGAGGATCAAATATCTTTGCTGTTTTTACAGAAGAGTCAAGTCCTTGGCAATCTGAATAGGATAGGTGATTAACTTTAACATAAACATCATTTATTGTATCTAGGCCTATATCGGCAGGACCAATTCCAGTGTATCTTTGAACCCAATTGTAAGGATTATTAGTTAAGGATACAAAAACTCTTGTCTCTTTATAGGTTAAAGCTTTAGAAAGATCGTCTTGCCAAGATACCATTATTCCATCTATCGTACTTGCCACTTTCCATTTATCATCTGGGATAGAGTTTGCACATATTGGGTCAACATATGGTGCAAGCGTTACTGGGCATTGATCTGAACTTCCATCACCATAAATGCTTTGAATAGTAAAAGCTGTAAATGATGTTCTAAACTTATTTCCAAACTGGAAAATATTATTTTCTCTAGTTAGCACCCAGGAATAATTTAAAGAAGTGCCAGTTGCTGGAATCATTTGAGATCTTGTATACCCACCAGCAGTTAGAGACACTACGTAATTTCTTACACGGTCATCATTTTTTGTCCATGTTAAATTTAATCCAGCTGTTGCATCCCATGTGGCGACTACGTTTATTGGGCAAACCCTTGACGGTGCAGGTGTAGTAAAATTAAATCTATCAGAAAACTCACTTGTGCCTAAAGATTTATCGGCATAGACCCATGCTGCTTGCAGTGCGTAATCAGTATTACAATCTAGATTTGGGATTACAACATCCCAGTAATCTCCATCTTGCTTTTGAGTTATTCCTAGATCTGGATATTGTTCTGACATGCTAAACTCCGAACGATAGGTCTAGTTTAAATTCTATTGCTGCTTCTCTTCCAATTACTTTAATTAATGTTGAATCCAACATAGATCTGGCAATCAGTCCATACTCTGGGTCAAAGGTGTCCTCATCATTTATTCTAAGACCATCCATAGATACGGATGTTTGAGCAGATGTTGGGGTAACAACAATGCCTAACTTTACAACACTTTGTGCATTAAATGTTCCTGTTGATACTCCAGCAGACATATTTAAATTTTTAATATTGTAACCAACTGAATGTCCAGTAAATGTAAATTGCAGATAACTTGTATCTGAGCTATATAGTCTTACTTTTAATGAAGACAGATTAGCATCATTTACTTTATATGAAAATGATAATGTATCTGATGGGTTATATCCAGATAGGTCTATATCTCCAAGGTCATAGGTATATTCTTTTGCCGCCGCTCCGTTTGAAGTAAATATTAATGAGCTGTCTCCAACTCTATAATCAGATTGATCTAATGCTGGTTCTGGGCTCCACTTGTATGGTAATTCAAAGTTAGATATAAACTTGCTTTCGTATAAATTCTTTGAGTAAGATTGTCCAGAGTATATTCCAATCTCATTAATCTTACCTGCAATGTTTGTAGGAATTGTAGCAGAATATATAACTGTATACTTTGCTGGTGATACAGATGTGTCTATATCTATTCCGCCCTGCCTAATTGGAACCCTATAAAATTCAAATCCTAATCTTGAATTCGTATCAGATAAAGGATACTCGGTTGAAGTTGAAATTCCTAATGCCATTTCTTTTGAAGAAAATGCGGAGTTTCCAGCAACAAAGTTGGCTAGAAATCTTTTACCAAATTTAGTTATCATGATCTTCCTCCTTGCGTATCTGATATTGTTATTGCATAAAGGAAGCCATCTATTTGCTCTTCACTTGAATTATAAATTCTAAACTTTGCTCTTGCTCTTTGCATTCCAGATGCATCCTCATATAGCTCAAAGCCTTTTAATACTATGTCTGAAAGTTGTGGTCTCTTTCCAGTCCTTGGATCTGGGTCCCCGTCTCCAGGAGCTCCGCCAGCAGCTGTTGCTGAAAATGGAAACGATGCGGTAGAGGCTTGAGTCTCTCCAGACTTGCCTTTCCATACTGCAGCTAAGCGTGGGTCATCATCAAATATGACCGCAATTTTTCCTGCTTCGATTCCCATTTATTTATTATACCATTACGTTATTAGATCGCTCTACACGAAACTGTGGTAGTTACCCCTTCCGAATACTCTAAGGAGCACCTTGTTATTATGTATTTATCGCTGGTTTCTGTCATTCCCAGAATGGGATAATTTATAGTAACAATATCTCCAGCGGAAAGAATTGGGTTTCCAAAAACTGTCATGTCTATAAACTTTCCTTTATTTAAGCTATTAGATTTAATCCATTCAGCCAAGGCTTTTGCATCTTCTTGTGTCTGAATCCATGAAGAGTCAAATACAACAGACTCTTTATTTTCTGAATCCGTGGACTGATCTGTATCATAATCTATTGCTCCAGAACGCTGAATCTTGTTTCCAAGTATGTACAGGCTGGTGTAATTATTATCGTGAAGAACTACTGAAGTAGATGTATTATTTAATAAATAGGCTTCGGCAGAAAATGGCTGTAGTCTTTGGTCTAATACTGTTACAAATTTATTGTTTGCGGTTCTAACCTGAATTGGAACTGCAGGCCTATCCTGATAAGATTCTTTTACTTTTCTTATTTCTCTTCCGATAGTACCAAATTCATATAGAGATCCTGATTGATCTGCAACCTCCTTGCCGTTATTATATATTAAATCTCCGTACAGCATTGATAAAGTGTCATCTGCGTACAAACCATTATACTGGTAAGCCTTGCTTGAATTTTTTGTTTTATAGGTTGGCTCATCAATGCTCTTGGCATATACGAATTCAAAGTAAGCAATGCCCTGACCGCAATGCAGGCCTATGTTTTTTGTAATAGAAGTTGGAGGAATATAATCATTTACAGAATCAGATCCTGAATCAACTGCTGTTATCTTATACCCATTTATAAAAGCAGTAATAGTATTTTTAAATGTACCTCCAGATACAGATTCCCTTTTAACAAGGACGTCGACTGAGTATGAGCTTCCTGCATATATACCAGACATTGTTTTTGTAGATGTCTGCTGACTATCTTTTAAAACAGTTAGCTTATTATTTAAAACCTTTACAATCATTATGTCTTTTTGAAGACCCGCAAAAGCTGTTGTGCGAATTAAAATATAGTATCCGTTTTTGCCAGTTGAGTCAAGGCAGAATCCAATTCCACCTACTTGCTCTGGGCTTACATCCTGACTGTCAAAAAACATTCTTGTTCCGCAAGACATATATGATATTGATGTATTAATTGAATTGAATGGCTTTACTACAATATCAAAAGTCTTCTTGTCTTTGTCTAAGTTAGATACCGTAAGAAAACTTTTTGATACAGTTTCTCCTGAAGTTCTTGCTGGAGAAGTTACTGATCCAACTCCTGGGACTAGCTTAGCAACATCAGGTGTGGCTAGCGTAATATTGTATTTGTTAAATTTATTTGCATCTGTTTCTCCAGCACCATTAACATAGGATCCCAAAGTTTTTTTGTGTATGGACTTAGAGGTAGATAAGGCACCTCTTGTTTTAATATTATATTCTCCTGTTGGATAGAAGTTTTTATATCCTGGTTTTTTCAAAGCCTCATACTTCCATATATCCGATTGGCTTTTAATCAAAACGGGAATAGGCACACTGCCTCCTGCTGGAACGTATTGATACCATAAGCCATCATACTCAATGATTTCTCCGTTAATCATAACATAACCGCTGAATGCATCAAGTACCTTGTCTGGTCTTGCTGAGTTTATTGTGTTTGGGCTTAGCTGAAATACTGTAGTGTCATCATTAATATCTGTAGATAATGATCCAGCTCCAAGAAATGAATCTTCGGAGGTCCAAAGGGGTGAACTCGAAGTGCTGTTTGCTGCAATAAATGCTGTAGCGTATCTTACTCTAACCTGGTTTGCAGAAAATATTTCTCTCGAAGACAGTCTTATTATGTTAGGAGCATATGTAACTGTTTGCCCAGTCTTAATTTCTTCGCTAGTAAATGTCCAAGATGGTGTTGCAGATTTATCATAGATTAAATTTCTGCTATAAAAATTTAACACATTGTTTTCATCAACAAATGCATTCATCTGAATGTCTCTACACAATTCTTGCAATACATCCCATACGGTTTTATCCCCATCAGACCACCAATAAGATAAAGATGGAATTGAGTTGTCATCAATAACACCATCTGTTCTTTTAACATTAATCTTATAGTTAGAGAATCCAACAGAGTCTAGAACTCTTTTTATAATTGCTGTTATTGGTGAATCTTGAACTAATAACTGTGGACATAAAGTGTCTTGCAATATCTTAGCTGCATCTGTTGCCTCAACAGAAGCATCTCCAAATTCAGATATGGACCATGAGTTAACATAGAAAGTTCCTTGCACAGTTTTCTGTGAGGATGTTCCATCTCCAATATTAATATGAGGCTTAATAACTGTATTCTTAAATAGATATATCTTTGTGTTGTCTATAGGGTTCTTAACATTATATTCAACAATGGATCTTGAAGTTGTATGTGGCTTCATTAATGACATGCTTAAATAGTTTGCTGTAATTATTCCAACTGGAACAATTGATCCATCATCTGCTGATGTTTCTTTATTAATCATAAAGCTTACTATGTCTGAATCAATTGGTAGAACCCATCTTGGACTAAATTCAATTACACCAATCAACTTGCCTGTATTTGAATTAACTGCAGTTAAAGATATCTTCTTTAGATACTGAGTTGTAGTATATGTAGTAGGTTCTGTTGTTGACCAAGTAGTTCCATTGTAATATATTACTGCTTCCCCGCTTGAATTCAGCGTAGTACCAGATGCGGTGATTGCTGTATTGTCTTGCTTAACTCCGCTTATAGTCCAAGAGGTTGGCGTGTCGTGACTAGTTTCAAATCTAGCAATGATCTTGTTGGCAGGAACTAACTTTGGTACAGTCTTTGCTTCATCTGAAAAGTATTCTAGTGAAAGGTTTATATTTGTATTCTTAGGGGCAAGCCAATATTTGTACACCATATCTGGGCCAGGATAATAAAGTCTAGGCTTTGTTCCAAGAGATATGTCACGGGGTGGTTCAAAAGAGTTTACAGGTGTATCTGTATTATTAGTTGTATTAATTAAATACTTAATGCCTGGGGCTAATGGTCTAAATGGTTTATATATTGTATCTATTGGGAATAGCTTCTTAAAAGCATTTGAATAAGCATGCACTATATTCTCTGGAATAGTTGTTGGCTTTATATATTCAACCATGGAGTTTAAGTTATATTCCATTACGGCGCCAGCCGAAGTTGAAATAGAATATCCCTTTTTAAGTAAATCTTTAGTTGCGTCTGATACCGTTATCATACCTGCTCCAGGGATATATTAACACTCCAGAAGGGCTGTAAGCCTCTTTTAACGACAGTAAAATCACATGATGTAAACATTACAGTGTATGTGTAATCATCGGCCAAAGCCCCGCCTGACTCCTCTATAAGGTCCTTATCAAAGACTGTTGGGTTTAGTTTAATTCGGAACGCTCCACGGCCTGCAGCGCTTTCGTAAAAGGCTTTTAAGTCTTCTGCGCCCCAGCCACCATCGACTGTTTCGTTTCTAAAAGACGGGACCATTTCCCAAGATGCGGATACATTTAATTTATCTGCAATAAAATATTTTCTTAATGTTCCATTTGACATTCTTTGGCCAGATTCAATTCTTTCAACATTTAATGAAAGAGGTGCTCTATTATGCTCAGTAACTCTTCTAAATTTTGTTGCAGTTGTTTTATTACTATACGCCAGCCCATTTCTATTTGCAGTTGTAGCATCATATGTATTTCCTGGTGCAATAACAGTTGCACCCTTATAATCAAATGAGTTGGTAGCTGGATCAATTGCAAATGGGTCTAATGCTTCTATATATAGGATTGATCCCTTTGATAAATTTTGAAAACTCATTACCCACCAACCTTTCTATTAATTCCAGCAGCCATCTCTCTTAATCTCATTTCTTTATGGATTGAAGCGGCCACATCATCTGCTGTAAGATTAGTTCCACTTAAAGATACATTTATATTATACAATGAGCTTGAAGAGGAAGCAAGACCGCCTTCGTTAAATCTTACCCTGCCACCGCTTGACATCTTTGGCACATTATAGCTAACCATTCCGCCAGAAGCCATTTTATTAATATTGTCTAACATAGGTACGCCAGCTGCCTGGACTGCTTTTGCACTAATTACGTATTCACCATTTGAAAGCATAGCTGGAATTGAATCAGATGTTGCACTGCCAGGACCTGATATATATCCTCCATAAGCTTTTTTAATTCTCTTTCCCATTGTTTTTGTTTTTTCGTCCCATGGACGGATATCAACACCATTGTTATCACTTACATAGGTTTGTCCATTATATTTAAACTTGTACCATGTCTGATCATTTATGCTAACCATTGTTCCTTGGCCTTTAGAATAAGCTGATTTGAATCCATCAAATACAGTTTTGCCAGTTCCTGTTTGAGCTTTATCTGGTCCAAACTCTACAGTTCCTTTAGGAGGTGTGCCTGGGGCTTTTCCAAGTGCTACCAAAAGATCGGCACGAAGCTTAGCCAAGGTTACTCCTCCAGTAATTGAATTTGCTAGCTTTTCTACGGCAGCTAAGTCTTTTTGGAATACATCAAGTGCTCCTCCGCTAATTCCAGTTGAAAATACTGGCTTTCCTTTTGCATCAAATCCAGTTGGAGATCCAGTTGGCGCTGTTGCAGCAATAGGCTTTCCAGTCTTTGGATCGAAGTACCCACCGAATGCATCTCGAACTGTTTTTGCAGATAGTCCAGATCCAGATCCAGATTTTTGAATCTCTTTTACTAATGCTATTAACTCTGTAGTAATTTTTGCTTGCTCTGCGGCCTTTTCTTTTTCAGGAAGTAGTCTTGAGCTTATTGCTCTAGTGCTTAAATCATTGTATCTTGTTTGGAATCCAGTAATGGTTGTGTTTATTTCACCTGCAAGGGCTGCATTGTCCTGTTGTCCTTGAAACGCTAAAGCTTTCTTATCTGATTTATTTTGTATAGACTCAGCATCTTTTTCCAAAGGAGCTTTTGCTTTGTTAGCTGCATCTTCAATTGCTTTAGAAGCAAGCTCGCTTTGTCTATTTGAAGTTAGCTTATCAATATCTATTCTTGCTGTTGCAGCTGTTGCCATATCTCCACGAGCAACTGCATCAGCATATTCTATTTGAAGTTTTTGCAACTCTAATGCATAGTTTGATGCATCTTGAGTTGCTCTTAAAGATTCTAGCTTTTTGTTTTTTTCTTCTTCAATAAGCTTAATCTTTTTAGAAATTGCTTTTAGCTCTTCCTGGGCACTTCTTTGTGAAGCTGCAGCTGCTCTTTGAGAAGCAGCAGAAGTTGCATTAATTGTCTTTTGTAATTTAGCCAATGCTGCGCCTGTTTGTCCATATGTTGTAGATTGATCAGCAGATTTAGTTAAATCCGAAATTCCAGTTCCTATTGCAGATGTAAACCCAGCTAATTTATTTGCTAATGTAGAATCAATCTTGCTTAAATCAATATTAATTCCAGATGTAAACAGCTTCCACTTGGCGAGTATGCCTTTAATTGTATCTGAAGAGTTTGTTATTGATGCAAGTAGTGGCTGAGTCTTTTGAAGATTTTCATATGCATTTCTTCCAATCTCTTCATTCATCTTTGGATTATTTGCTTCTGATTTTGACATAACTATTTGATAAGCTTCATACTCATCAATTACATTACCCAACTCATCTTTAGTTCCTACCAAAGCTGATGTTGCGTTTGAGAAAACATTTATTAATCCTTCAAATCCATTTCCAACCTCTTTGCCCCAATCTGCAGTTCCTGCACCATTGTTTAGAGTATTGACTAAGTTTCCAACTGCAAACTCTGCAGCAGATGATTTGTCTACAATTGATCCAAACTGTACATCGGCTAAAACTTTGTAAGCCTGTGAAGCTTTTTTACTATTTGCTAAAGCTCCATATATTTTTTTGTTTGCTTCTTCAATGCTCATTCCTCCAGCAACCATTTGTGCTTTTTGATTATTAAGCAATCTTTGCGTTTCTTCAGTACTGCCCGATCTATTTATAGACTCAATTAAATCCTTGAGTCCCTTACCTTCTTCTTTAGCTTTCTTCATGTCTTCTATAGATTGAGGTATACCAGGAATACCAATTGAATTGTTTGCAGATCCTTTAGCTGCTGCGCTCACTAGCTTTTGCTTATCTAAGTATCCCTGCATTGTTTCTTTAAGATTAAAGTATTTTATACCAGCTTGCTCTGCAGCTTTTGCTGTCATAGAAAGACCCATTGAAGCGTCTTGCTTTGCATCTTGATAGTCTTTATATACTTTAAATGCTAAGCCAGCTGCTGTGATCGCTGCACCAACAAGCCCAAATGCTTTTGCAAATCTTAACACTTGTGCGCCCATTGCGGCTAGCTTTGCTGTTGCTCCAGTAACTCCTGTAATTGCAACTTTAGCTGAGGCTGCTCCAGCTTTTAGTGAAGCAAACATTTTAACATAGGGAAGCATTGGCAGAATAGAAGAACCTATCATCAATCCCATGCCTGCTTGCATTCCAGAAATCCCGCCGACTTTTTCTTGGTTCATCAAGGCCATTCCGCCCATAGATCCAGCCATACCGATTCCCATTTGAGCGCCAATGCCCATACCATTAGCTCTTTGCGGAACTCTTATTCCTTGTTTTTTTGCTTCTTTTGAAGACATTAAAACAGAATGTCCACCAGTTGTTTCATTATTTACAAGGAACTCAGTTTTTCTCATTCCAAGAGTTCCTACTTTTCTAGTCTGAACTCCATCGCCTGCATCTTTAAACTGACCAATCATTCCTGGACCAAATAGTCCTTGAGTAGTGGCCGCAGGATGACCTACAGGATAATTTCTTGCGGCAAAAGCGTTTTGCTCTCTAATAATTGCATTCTGTGCTCTATTGGCAAAATTGCGTGTTGATGTAATGGTTGAATTAACGGCTGACTTTACACTATCGCTCATAGATGTAATTGATTGTTTCATAGATTGAGAAATATATTTTGCGTTAAAGCTTACGGCTTTTGCTAGCTGCATTGAGTCTGCTCTAATTGTATTCGCCATAGTTTTAAATGCTGCTGATATATATTGAGTTTTCATTGCAGCTGAATTTTTGAATGGATCAATCATATTGTTAACCATTACTTGCCCAGGATTATAAAAGCTTGTTGTTCCAGTTCTTACCGCTTGTCTTCCTAGTCCGCTTGTTAATGCTTGCTGGCCAGTAATTTGTCTAGATGAAGCTCTAGATCTTTCTGCTGCAGCATCTCTTTCTGCCTGCTCACGTCGTTTAGCTTCCCACGCAGCTCTAGCTGCTGGGTTTCCTGGTCTCTGTGCACCTTTCTTTGCTCCATAAGCGCTTCTGCCTTTTTTAACTGGCCCACCACCAACTGGTCCTCCATCATTAAGGTATGTTGGGTTAGAGTGTACGGAATGATATTTACTCCAATCAACCTCTATTCCATCATCCAGCCTTTTGAGCATTGCTTGATAAGGTGGTCTAAGATCTTTAGGTAAATCATTTATTATTTGTACCAATTTTGGACGAGCATCTTCTAGAACCTTCTTCATCTTTCGACCATATTTTTTAGGGCTCATTTTAGCAATTATTGGGGCAGTATCACGTGCAAAATCTTTTCTTGCTCCACCTTTAACAGCAAGAAGATTGATCATTGCTTGTTTTTCCATAGAGTTCATTTCATCAGCTTTTGCAAGTGATGTGTTGCCAGATGCTGCTTTAAACACTCCAGCATTTCCAACATCTGGATTAAAGTTTCCATATACGTTTGATCTAGATAGATCCTTGTTATTCATAAGGAGAGAGTTAGCAAGCTGCCTAATTATTGTGTCTTCTTCCCATGGCACATTAGTGTTTGCAAAGCGTGGGTCATAGTCTGATTCTAGTGCAAGGAGTTTGCTTTTCTTTGATGGGTCTAATGGGTTAGCAACCGTTCTAGCTCTTTGAACTGGAGACGCTATTCCAAAAAGGTCTCTTGAAATTTGTGTGCCAATTGGCTCATGGGTTGCAACCACTTCATGAGGAACTCCTTTAACAAAAACCTTTTTCTTACCAACCTTATATAATCCAGATACACCAGGTACAGGATAACTCATTCCTGTACTTGCAGAAATTTGATGTCCATATTCAGTTACTGGTGTATCAGCAAACTTTCCTAGCGAGCTTCTTGAGCTTAATTCTCTTGCTTTTGCTAAAATCTTTAGTTGTTTTTCTGCAGGTAATAGTTTTAATAAAGGAGAAACGTTTCCATAATTTGATCTGCCTTTAGATATAGATCCTCCTGGAACCATTCCGCCATTATTTAAAAATGCTTTAACACCAGGACCTAATACTGGTTTTGCAAAAGAAATTCCCCTGCCCATTAACCTTCCACCAAGTGTTGTAGCCATTTTAGAGTTAAAACCCATTCCAGATTTTATTCTCATCAGAGTAAGCTGTCTAATGATTTCTCTCATTGTTGTGGGGCCTGTAATTCCTAACTTAGTTTTAAGTCTTTTAATTCCTGATATAAAATTGCTTTTTGCTTCGTCTTGAAATGGTGAAACTTCATCTCTAAAAGCTCCATCAGTAGCGACGTCTAGCCATCTACCCATTGTGTTAAATGATTTTGAAAGTCCAGTAGATTGACCAACAAAATTATTTGATCTGACTCCAGTAACACCAGCATATTTTTCTGCTTCTGCTCTTGACATTCCTTCTTCAATAAGCAGGGCTTGCAACTCTCCTGGCTTAAATATTGAAGCACTTCTTTGTGCAGTCATAGTGTGAGATTTAGAAATTGGATCGTATTGATCGTTAACATTTCCTAAAATTCCAAAAACTTTGCCTGCTTGAGCTTTAGTTAAAACTCCTTCTTTTACTAAATCGTCAATCACAGATCTCATCGTTCCTGCATATGTCTGAGTAGGTATAGCTTTCATACGAGCTGCTTTTGCACTTTGATCGTACTTGTTTTTATTTGAATATTCATCTAGAATTAAGTTTGCACCTGGGAACTCTTTGCTTAATCTAATAAGCTGAGCTGTTCTTGCTTTTACAAACTCTTCTGTTTTTCTTGTTCCATTTTTATTTGCTGCTTTTTTAGCATGCTCTGTTGCTGAATCATAATCCGAAGAAACTCTCTTTGTGGCATCTTTAATATCCATTCCAGTAAGTTGTGACAATATTGCAGCATCAGAAGCAACTGTTGCTGCTCTAATTACTTTTGGATAATCCTTAGAGTTAACTAATCTTGCCCATATTGATAGAGTGCTTTCTCTTCCATACCCATATGTGCCTCTCATTATCTGACCACCAAAACTGTATCCATTATTAGCCGCATCGACTGCTGCATAAAGCTCAGGCATTCTTTGAATTTTTGGACCAAACACTGTTTCCTGTGGAGTTAATGCTGCTGTAATCTTTCCGCCGTTTTCATATGTAGCAGAAGCCATAGCAACAAGTGGTGCGTTTGCTGGATCTAAAGATGCACCCTGGTTTAATACATATCCCCCAACAGGTACACTTCCAAGCCTATCGTCGTAGTTAATTGAAGACGGACCAGAAACCGTTGTTCTACTTGGCCCAAACTCTTCAATTCCTCCACCATCTGCAAACTTAGGAATTCTTGTTGCCTGTATACTGTAAGGTGCTCCGAATGTTCTTACTCCACGAACTCTTCCAAACTCTTCCATGACTGCTCTGTTGGATTCTTTTTTGTATAAATCTCTCAGCGTGAATTGTCCATTGGCATCTACAACTGGTTGGTTCATCATAGGAGCTTTTGTTAAATCTATAGATCTTCCTCTTCCAGCTGCATACATGCTGACAGCGGAACCCATGTCTGCCTCTATCTGTGCATTAAGTGCAAGTATTCTTGCTTTCGCTTGCTCAACAGTTATCTCTGCGCTTCTCATTTGCTGTACTATTAATGCAGATTGTTCAGCTGCGCTATTTGCAAACCTTTGTGTTATAGGAAGTATGTCATCAAAGGTGTCTAGTAATTCTCTGCTTACTGTTCCGCCCATTGCAATTGTTTTCTTAAGCATTGCAACTTCTTGTTCTGTTTGCATGCCAAGCGTGGCCATTAATGCGTGGAATTTTGCTGCTTCACCTGAAACAATTCCTGTAGATATATTCTTTACGCTTGTTAGTCCTTCAACATTTGGAAGTCTATCATGCATGTACATTTGAGGAGTTCTTGATATTCCTCTGTTAACTGGGATAGCTCCTGGTACCCCGCCAAATATTGTTGCGGGGTTATTTGGGTCTCTTGGTCTAATATGAGACATCGCTCTAGTGTTAGGATCTCCAACATACGGATCGTTAGGATCAACAACTCTTCGTCCAGCAGCCATTACTGTGCGGCCATCAACAGTGCTAATTCCTCCATTAACTGGAACTGCACTCTTCATAGATGCTGTCTGAAGGCTTTGATAATCTGAAACAAGTTTTTGTAATGCGTTGTGAAGAACTTGAGCGGCTGCTGCATCTGAGTAAAATGCATTCTCAACCATTTCAGCAGCTTTTTGAGCGGCAATAATTTCTGGCGTAAGCATTTTCCAGCCGTTTGCTTTCATAAAGAATGCTCTTAGCTGAACAACACCCTTAGTAATATATCCGAAGAAGTTTGCAAGCAAACCAGTTAACATAATAAGTGGTCCAACAATTGCAGTAAATCCAGCTAAAAATGTAAGTGCTTTTTTAATTGGTTCTGGAAGCCTTGTAAAGAAATCTAATATTTTTGATCCTGCTTCAATAAGCTTAGTAGCAACTCCAAGGAACTCCTCGCCAACATCTGCTAGCTCTGCTTTAAGTCCTTCAATTGCTCTTTTGTATTTACCAGAGGCAGATTCTGTAACCATTTTTAATTCTCGGCTAGCTACATCTGCTAATTCTCCAGTTGTTGCTTTCATTAAATTTAAAACTTGAAGCGTCTGGCTTCCTTCTTTTCCTAAGTTATTAAGCAATGCGCTCATTCTTGCAAACTGGAACTTTCCAAACATCTGCTCCATCGCTCTTGCTTTGCTCAATGGATCAAGTGAATCTAATGCTTTTTGCAAATCCATAAGTAGACCAGTTGTATCTCCAGTATTTTTTGCTACCATACCCATTACATCGATACCAAAATCTGACATCATTCCTACAGTTTGTTTTGTTGGGTTAATAAGAGATGCAAGACCAGACTTTAAGGCGTTGGCGCCTTCTGATGCGCTGATTCCACCCTCTCTCATTGCAGTTAAATAAAGAGCTAAATCTTGAACGCTACCACCAAGCTGTTGAATTACTGGTCCAGCTTTTGGAATTGCTTCCACAAGGTCGTTAAGAGTTGTTGATGTCTGGTTTTCAACTGCGTTAAGAAAGTTAATAGACTCCGTTAGCTCTTCAGTATTTTGCTTAAAAGCTGTTTGAATTGACAATGTTGCTTTCATTGCATCTTGTCTGTCAACTTCACCGAGAATTGCTAATCTTGTTGTTTCTGCAATTGAGCCTAGCAACTCATTGCCAGTTTGTCCTGTAGCTGCAATATCAGCACCTAGCGCAATTGTATCTTTGAAAGATGCACCCATAGTTTTGGATAATGTTTTTGCAGTCTGAATAACTTCTTCTCTAATTGCCTTTAAGTCTGCAGCAGATGTAGCAGCTAATCCACCATAAACCTTTGTTAATCTTACTAGCTCTGTATCTGCTTCTCTGAATGCTTTGCTTGCTGCCGCTCCAAACATCGTAATAGGAACTGTAAGACCTACTGTAAGCTGTCTACCTGCCCACTGAGTATTCTTACCAAAGTTAATTAAAGAGCCTGCTCCTTCGGACAATGCACGATTCATAATCTGCATTTCCATTCGAGCTAGCTTTCCTTTATTTGCTATTGCATCCAGACCTCTAGGAATCATAACGTTGTATTGCATTAAACCCTGAGCATTTCTGCCTAGGGGTTGCAATACTGAATTTTGAAGCATTACCTGTTCTTTGGCAAGCTCTCTGATCATACCCTTTTGTGTGGTAGCGTGTTCTCTAAATGTCTGGAAATAGTTCTTAAGCTTTAATCTACCAGCATCTAAGTTTTTACCAAACTTATCCACGTCTGAATTAAGATTTACGAAGTGACTAGAGAACTGTCCGCTGCCAGTTAGTGTATCTCTAAATAAATTATTTGCTAATTTTGTTGAAGAAGAAATTGCTTTGTTTGAAGCAAGTAACTCTCTTTGTAGTTGCTGAAGACTAGCACTAGCCCTGTGTACTTCAGACACAAGGCTAGACAAGTCGGCTTTGGCGACTATACTGGTTACAATTTGTTCGTCAGCCACTAATTACTCCTAGAGTATCCTAACCCTGCGCCAATTCCAAATCCAGCTTGCGCTGCAAGAGGTCCTTGTAATCCAACAACATCATCTGCTGATGCTGTAATTCCAAGAGCTCTTCTTTGGATATCTTCAAAGGTAGAACCTTTTTGTTTTTCTTCTTCTGCCTCATCATCTAATTGGATTCCTTTTAGTGATGCTGCAAACTTTCTCTGGTTATGTTCTTTTTGATTGATTGCAGTGATGGTCTGAATCAATTCTGGCATTGATAAATTCTCTTCTAACTCCTCGTAATTCTTCCAATGTCCTAAAAGAAAAACTTGGCCTTCTAAAGCGGCTAAATCTAGTTCTGACCAGCCAGTACCGCTGCCGCTATTAGGTTTGGGTCGTCCATCTTAATTCCTCCGCAAACTTCAAGGATTCTGTTAATTGTTGGAACATCCAATGCATCTTCGAGCTTGTCAAGATCGGCAACTAGATCTGGCAGTTGAGTTTCTAATGCTACTCCACACGCTTCAACCAAAATGCCAAGTGTTGCAGTCTCGTCTTCTGCGTCTTGTACTTTTTTAATTACTTCCATAAACTTTCGTAGCTGCTTGATTGATAATGGCTTGAGCTTTACTTTAGCTCCGCTTTGTAGTTCAATCTCTTCTACATCATATACTGTTGTTGCCAATTTATCCTCCTTAAGGATCGTCTAAATTATTATAGCATAACCGTTATAAGGGTACAACACAAAAGCCTCCATTTCTGGAGGCCTTTGAGCTAATTATTTATATAATTAAACTGCTAGAACACGGTCAATAATCTTTCCATATTCTGAACCAACGTGAGCTGCGTCACCTGATGGTAGAAGACGGAATGTTACTGGGAATGTTGTTGCTGCTGTACGAGCCAAAGAGAACTGTGACTGCTCAACAGACAAAACACGACGTGCATAATATACACGCTCAGTTGCTGATGCCTCTGATGTTGGAGCCTGTCCAATTGCAATTAGCTGACGCTCTGTTGGAGCTGCACCAAGTGCACCTGCTTCCAAACCTAGTGTGTCAACTGCGGTTGCGCCAGTTCCTGATGATGTAAGTGTATCGGCTTTTTGACCAAATACTGCAAGAACGTTCTCTAGAGTACCTTCTGCCATTTCTGTTGAAATTTGAACCTGCATAGCAGACTTGAACAGTTTAGCTGTATCTAGCAACTGGTCAACAGTTACTGAATCGTATGTTGGTTGGTAGCTGATCTGAAGACCGTTATTTGTGTAACCTACGTTGCGGTAAGCTCCACCAATTGCTGGTGTTCCTTCTGTAGGTGTTGCTGTTTGAGTAGCACCTGTTGTTGTTAAAACTTTATTTAGTGTTGTAGTATAAGACTCTCCTGACGAGAATGCTGGTACATAACGATTCTTTGATGCAACGAAAGCATTTGCTGCGCCTGCGTCCATACTTGAATCATAACCAGAAACTGTTGAATCTTCTACTGACAAAAATAGTGGTGATGCGCCAACAAGAATATTCTTAGCGTCACCTGTATTTTGATATGCCATAATTGTATTGCCTCCTGATTTCATGAAATTGATATATATATATTTGGCTGGCTAGGCCCTTTCCTCTGTTCTAATTTTACTCTACTAAGGTATAAAAGGCAAATTAAGCAAATCTTCCTTGGCCATTGGTTATTCTTGAATACTTTACCTCTAATATTACATCTGCTGCATAGAAGCCTTGTATCTCTTCTGATGGGGCTGTAGATGATATGTCTGCTATATGGATGCTATGGAACTTGAATTTATCTGATAGCCCCGCCCATTTATTGACATCCTTGGCAGACTCATCCATTCTTCTAAACTCATCAGTTAGGAAGTTTCTTATCTCAACAATATCCAGCAAATCTGGTGAATATAGGGTAAGAAGGATCTGCTCGCAGCATATCATCCAGTTGTTCTCATAAGACATTCCTATCTTATCGTAGACTATGTGCTTCTTGCCGCTCAAGAACTGATTCATTTCTGGCTGTTGCTGAACTGGGACAATTGGGACAAGAGTTTCATTTAGATTGTCCGAATAATAGTCTTCTTGATTAAATATATCCAGCGCTGTAAGTCTGCTCCATAGAAACTTTCTTATCTCAAACATCGCATCTAATTTATAATTAGCCATGTGCTAACCTCGCAAACGCTGCTGATGTTGCAGCCTCAGCTTCATTTGCCAATTGATTTGGAGAGAAGCTATATTTAACTGACTTAACTTGTGCTGGAACTCCTAATGCTCTAGATAATGAAGAGTTAAAAAGCTTTTGGAATCCCGATTTTTTAATAGACATGTTGACTAGCTGTCCAGTAAAGAAGTATCTGTATGCAGCAAAGAAAGAGTTCTTGGTTGCCGCTCCGCCTGGCTTTCTAACGGTAACAGATTCTCCCTTTGGCATAAACACAGTATATCCATCGACTTCAAACACTAATCTTTCTGAAAATCTTGGAGCAATAACTACTGTTTTGCCCTGCTCCATTATCTCAGCTTTTTTAACAAAGACATGTTTATTGTTAGAGTTTTCAGATGGTACAAAAGATTTAGAATCTATTAATTCATAATTAACTTTTAAGGATAGCCCATCTGCTGGAAGCTTTTTTAATTTAAATAATCTAGCCTCATCCTGACCAGCTCTGCCCCATTCATAAACATGATGAAAAGACTTTGGAGAGGTTCTTGCTTTTGCATCGACATAGTCTCCAAAATCAACTTGAAGCTGATCAAAGATTACGCTTCTAAATGCTGATTGAAATTGAGAGTTAGATGCAAGCTTAGCCATGACATTTGTTTTATAAAATAAGGCGGCTGATATCTGAGCAACTGTACTATCTTTTATAGCACCACTTATTGGCTTATTAGTCATTAAATTAACTAATCCGCTTGCTGCTTTAATTGCTAAAATTTCAGACGCCAATTTGCTGATTCTCCGCTCTTTGTAGTGATGAGTTGTATCCAACTACATTTCCAAATGGGTCTGCTATTGGGGTTGTTCCTATCACATCAAATACAGTATCTGTATCGCTTGGGTAATTTAATTCATACCAAATGGCGTTGCCATTAGCATCAACAATGTTTTTAATTTTATCTCTGGCAGTTAGCCTATCAGATGTTCTTACTTCTATGTATTGGTTATTTGAATACTTGTTTGAAAACTTTTGGTTATCATTAGACCTATTTCGGCTTTCTGTAATAACTCCTCTGGCATAACAATCTATTGTTTTTATATAAGAGAATTCTCTAATCATTGCACCAGTGTTTGGATCCTGCCGTTCTGATTGACGGTAGACATCCATTTTCATGGTCATTAAACCATCAACCACGTCAAACATTACACCAGTACCATTTGTGTTATAACATAGTCTGCTAGAAGTTTATCTGCGTAAGAAGATCCTGTTCCACTGAAAGCTTCAGAAGAATACTCAAAGTCCCAGTCTGTTGTAGATATCTTCTTAACATATCTGTCTCGCCATACACGGTCTTTGGCGAAGTACATCTTCATTAACTCTACAGTTGCGTCACGTACTTCATTTGGAACATAGTCCCAACCAAATCGTGCGTATACCGTGTAGTGCTTTGATCTTCTAAATATATTTGGTGATGCATCATTAATTGAAGGAGGCACCATTCCATTTGCAATATATACATCGTCATCAACTCCTGAGAATTGATTGACCTTTATTCCAAATCCGCTAACAGTATTTTCAACAACTAATCCTAGGTTATTTACATTGTTTATTTTGTCCACTAATAGCTGATCATTAGCGTATAGAGTGTGTAGACGATTAACCTTCTTTGTTAATGGCAGAGTGTCTGAGTCATTTCCTATTGAATAATAATGATCATCGTGCAGGTAAAACTTTTGTCCAGTATGTCCTTCAATTATATTTCTAGCATATCTTTCCGCCAACTTTAGCTCTTGATAAGTTTTATGATTTGGATCGTTTGCATCTGATCCAAGCCCCATCTCTTGCGCTGCTTCTTGTATATCAACATAAGGTGCAACAACATCAAGGTAGGTTGTGTTGGAATACGCTACAGAGTCATACTGCCAGTCCCAGACTAGCTTAAACTTTCTAGTTCTTGCTGTGTGCTGTGCTGGAAGGTAAACATTAAATGAACCCAAGTCGACTTCATTTGCTTCTGCTGTGACGGTAGCAACAATTGATGAAGGGCTAATCTGTGGAGAGATAAGTGGATCGCCAGTTATGTCGTAAAATTTTACAACTACTGAGGAGCTAGGCGTGATAGCCTCACCTTTTACGTAAAGCTTTGTTGTTGCTGCTGAGCTTGTGTTTTGGTATATCTCTGCCATGTGTTAGGCTTAGTTGTAGTACTCCTGTACTTCTCTAGGTGTAGCCAATCTAAACCCTTCCTCCTTATCAAAAATTTCTTGAGCCAATTCTGGCTTCATTGCTACAAATGGATGCTCTATTGTAAAAGTAAATCCAAGTGCGTCGTATCTGTAGTTTGGTCTATCCATCTTTACAAGAACCATATCTTCATCAAGCTTCTGATTTGGATCTAGTCTAGGAAGAATTTCATCTGCGTCTTCTTTTGCGTTCTCTATGTTTTTAAGTGTACCTTGGTAGACTGACCAGGTTACTCCTTCTTCTGAAAGTGATGCAATAATATCTGCTTTGTTTTTTAGGCCGTCCACATCAACTGCGAAGTCCGCTGCTAATGCTTTTAAATCCTTGACCTTAAGTGTGTCAAATGACATATATATACTCCTTTGGTATGTATATAAATTATAGCACTATAAAATTAAAATGAAAAGCCCCTAAAATTAATTAGGGGCCTTTCCAGCAAGTTATTTCTTAAATTAAGAAGCAACCTTAACGTCTTTAACGACAACCCATGCGTCTGCCTGCTCAATTTGGGTACCCACGCGAGTATACATTGTATATTCGATTGAGTCCTTCTTTGGCCAGAAGAAGCGGTAAACAGTTACATCACGCTTGATACCAATAACAACGTTATTTGGGAATGTCAAGTGGACGTCTCCGTGCTCTCCTGTTGGTGTTGCATATGATCCTACCTGAGTTTCCTTAAGTAGTGGAACTTCAACAATTGGAATACCAAATGCGAATGGTGCAACATATCCTGCTGGACCACCTAGACCACCCTGGTCTCCACGGATAATGCTTGAAGCAATATCTTGTGGGTTAACGTTCTGGATGTTCTGTGAAGTTGAATACAAGTAATCTTGTATAAGGTTTGAGCCTGCAAGGAAGCGTAGGTCTGGACGACGCTGCTTGTACTTACGTGGCATTGCCTTTAGAGCCTTATTGAAGATGTCACGAGATACTCCTGCACCCGCTCCAGCTACTACACGACCATTTGTCTTTGCAATCTTGACAATACCGTCGAATGCCTTATAAAGGTTATCTCCAGATAGTGCTGTGTTACCGTTAAGGACTACGTCCTCTAGGTCGTTACCAGCCTGTGTTGCCATAAGTCTTGCAATGTGATCTTCTAGATCTGCACCTTCAATGTTGTCTTCTAGAGACTCAGTTGAAAGCTCCCAATCTAGGCGAAGTTTCTTTGTTGTGAGAGAAATCTTTGAGAACTGTACGGCTGCATTTGAGCCAGTGTTCTCTGCTTCAGATGCAAGCTTCATAAGCTTCTCTCCGACGCCGATACGATCAATCTCTGTAGTGTCAGCTCTCATTCGAACTGTACGTGCTACCTTACCGATTACTGTTGCATCGAACATGTAATCGAGGAATCTTGCGGATTGCTCAGGATTGAGCAAGCCTCCCTTACCCTCGGAACCTACGTGAATTCCGTTGGTAGGGTCCGCTGCGCCAGTCATTCCACCTGTTAGTGTTGTGCCTGCTTCAGCTGCTTTTGCTAATAGTTCATTACTCATTAGTTTTTCACCATACCCTTATTTTGTTAATTCGCTAACGGAACCGAGGAAAGTGCCGTTCCATTTTGATTTTTTGATTGTTACTCCTGTTGACCCGCCAAGGTCAGAGGACTTCTTGATTGCAGTGTCTGATTCTACTGCGTCTACTCTTTTTTCAACTGTGTCCATTATAGATTTAATTGAATCAACTGCTGTTGAGAGTTCTGTGTGCTTTTCTGCTAATTCTGAAATTCTCAAATCGACATTCTTGCTAAAAGCTTCGACTGTCTCCTTGATTGTTGAAACCTGAGCAGCGTTTGCCTCAGAGGCCTTTTCCAAAGTCTCTGAGAAGAAACCCTTAAGGTCGCCTAGCATTTTAACAAAGTCAGGTGATTCCTGTTCTGTTAGTTCTGCTGATTTTTCCAGAACTTCGGCAGAAGTTACTTCAGCTACAACTTCAGCAGAATCTTGTTCTACTGGGGCAACTTCTTCAATAATTTCTGCAGTTGTTTCTACTACTGCTTCTTCTACTACTGGAGTTGCTTCTGTTACATTAAGCTTTTCCACTTCATTTCCTCCTTCTGCAATTGCCGTATTTATATTTTGTGTTTCAGGCAATGTTTGCAATCTTGATCTACGTGAATCAAGAATCTTTTCTATTTCTTTTCCTTTGTTTACGTCGTTTGACTCGACCCATCCAATGAGCTCTGTCTTTTTTCCAGTAACTGGAGACAAGTATTCTGACTCTGTCGACATAAATACAGAGTCACTGTCTGCACAATAAAAAATATTTTCCATTTTAACATCTGCTGCGATGCCTTTAAAAATCATTTGTCCGTTTACTTTTTCAATAGAAAAAATGTTACATAGTTCGTTTGCTGGTGAATCAACGATTGATAATTCAACTAGTGCATAATCTTTAATAAATCTTACTGATGCTCCTGTTGATTTGTTTACTTCGTTATCTGATTCAAGAATCTTTCCGCCAATTGAGAAACCAGTGAGAGTTCCGTCTAGAACCTTCTCCCATGTATCCTGAGCGCCTTTTGAAATGTATGCATCAACGTAAACTCCGTTGTAAAATTCTTTTGTTATTGGGTCGTAAAAAGTCTCTGGTCTGAATGAAGCAACCTTGCCAACTGCAAGTGGCTGATGCATTTCTCTTAGGTTTCCTCTGAAACCTTCAAATGCTTTCATGCTTGCTTCTTGTGTAACGACGTCACCAGTCTGATCCAGGTTATCTAATGTTGCAAAACCTGAGACTGTTCTTTTTTCTCTATTGACCTTTGTAAACGGAACAGCTAAATTAATAGCATTTCCATTTGAAGACCAATGTGACTTTTCGATAATCATATGTTACATATTATAGAGATTATTGTATCAAAAGGCAAATAAGTAGTTGAGTAGAACTAGTTGACTTGTCTTCCATCTCCCTTTGCATTTCTGCCCTCCCCAGATTTATCTGGGGAATTAGCGGATCTTTCTTGATCACGGGCTCTGCTTTGGGTTGCTTGGGCTTTAATTTCTGCGGCTTGGGCTGCAAGATCTACAGGGACATCTCCACCATCTCGTGGAACCATTCCCATTCTTACTCTAATTTCATTTGGAGTTATTACCTGGAATCTAAGATATCTTTCATCTATCTTAGATTGGGTGTCAGCATCCGTCAAACTTAATTCATTAAATTTAAGTTCTAGGGCATCAGTCATTTCTTGAATTATCTTATTCAATTTCTTTTCTAGGTTTTCCTGTGCTGGGCGACAAACCTGCTCTTTAAATGTCTTATCTGCATCTCTAGCAGCAGCTAAATTAATACCTGCTGGAGTACCAATTTTATTAATTGGGACTCTGTGAGCCATTAGGATTTCGTCTCTATTTGATTGACGATATATATTAAATGAAGATTCCTGAGATCCTGCCTCAATTGGCTCCATCTTAAATTCAGTTTTTGAATCTGGTGAATCTGGAGGAAGTGGAATATATAGAGATCTGTGGTTCTTTCCTCTTAGTCCTACCTGGAAAAACTCAAGTAATTTTCTTTCTGATTCTGGTGAAAGCTTTGCGCCTTTTACTGTAATAATATATCTTGGGACCGCTTTATTTTCAAAGTAGTCTAGGTTATATTTTCCAGCAAATTCATTACCAGCCATTGCATTTTGTGCAGCAATAATATCTGGAATTCCATAATAGTTATTCTTTGGAGTGTACTTCTTTATATGAATAATTTCATTTGGTCGATCTTCCTGACCTGCTATTGGGTTAACGGTTTTAGTGTCTCCAAAGTTTCTAAAGAATACTGCCTTGCCATAAAGAAGTTGTATGAATCCGTCTCTGAAGCGTCTTACACGCATTGTTTTTGCGGGGATATGACCTATGTACCCTATCTTGCCAGTTGTGGTTCTACCGACCTCCAGATAGCCATTACCAGTAGCCTCATAGTCAGTGTAAAATTTAATAAGCGTTTCTTTAAATGTCTCGTCTTCGTTGCAATCTTCAAGCCATTGATGTAAATCTTGTTTAATTCTATTTAGCTTTTTACGAGCTCTTTCTAGCTGCTTTTCATCTTCAATATCTTCAAGTGTATCTGTAGTTTTCTTTGATTCAATAAAGTCAAATCCAAGACCAACAATGTTGGCAACCTTTGCATTTATTGCTGCATAGTTGTATGGAGAAATTTCATAGATTGTTGAAAGGTAGTCTAAGTTATATTCTGGTTGAATTAAATCAAATGTGGCGTATCCGCTTACTGCCTGTTGATGTTGAAGTTGCTGGCTTACTGAACCATCCTTGCCAACAAAAGCTTTTTGAAGATCTCTAGATACTTTTCTTCTAAATGAAGCACCAAGTCCTGAAAGCTTTAATATTTCTTCAGCATCTATATCAAACAAGTCATCTGTTTTTTGTGTTGTAGGATTATTAAATTTCATCCAGTCAGCAACATTAGATATTTCTACGCTATCTGCAACTGCATCTTCATCGTATTCAATCATTTTTGAGGACCCCTAAGTTTAGCCATTTCTTCCTTATGAACTCCTATGTCCAATGGATCTGGGGTCAATCCCCATCTTAATCTTTGTTTTTGATATTCAAACTCTTCGTCATCAATCTGTCGGCTGCCTTCAATAAACTTAGGCTGACCTTCTTCAATTCCATAGTGGGCAACTGCCTTTGCTAGCAATTCAATTCTTTCTTTATTGCCAAACATTGATGTTATTGAAAGAAAGCTATTGTCTTCGTCGCCAATCCATCTTCCATCAGGCATTTCCCAGACATAGACTCCCAGCCTAGTTTCGCCAGATTTCATTTGAGCATTGATTCTTTTAATGTCCATAGTTAATTATTTTACCATTCTTATATACATAAGTCCAGCTTTTTGTCACACAACCTGACAAAATTACAGGATCTGGAACACAACCCTGTCTCTAGAGTATGTTGAGACTGACTCTTCTGTCATTGCCATTGACGAACCTTGGGCAATAGATAAAGTTTTGCCTATATAAAGGTCATAATGCTCTTGATGGCTAATTAAAGGGTTTGAGTATAGAGCTATATTTTGATAAAGGTTATCATCAAGGACATTGGATCTTACTCCCAAAAGCTGCTTACCATTAAACCAAATTAGACCAGATATAATGCTAGAGGTTTTTATCAATATATAGTTTGGCTCATCTAGATATAAGTAGGAGGATATGTTTGTTGCTGAGGATACATCCTGACCATTTATATAGATATTGCTAATGTTGGACTTTGATATCGCTCCGCCTGCCGCCCAAGAAAGAGATGTCTCTGTTGCGCCAGTCTTATTAAATATTAAGTTTCCGCTGGAAAGAGTTTTTGGAGTAAATATCATTTCAATATTCCGCACATCATTTACTGAGTCTATAAAGAAGGCTGAAGATTTTGGCCTTATTCCATTATCATAATTTCTAGTTCTAATTGGATAGCTGTTATTTGATACATCAAAATCCCAAGTAGCACCAGATGTTGGCTGAGATATTGATAGGTTGCTTCCTCCATTATGGGCAAACATTTTCTTTTCAGAGTAGAAATAGATCTTTAAAGAATACAGCTCTGGAATGTAAAGATCTGAATTTGATGAAGCAAATATTATTTTAAAGTATAGAACCTTAGTTGAAGAAAATGCAGACCCCTGAGTGAATCCTGGTATTGAAGATCCGTTTGAACATATCTGCCAGGGACCTGAGTTAGATACCTCAGATACATATACGGATACTCCTTTAGAGGCAACCCAATCTATTTTTGAAGATACATATTCTTTTGTAATATTTAGAACTAAATCTTCTACAAACTCTCCAGTTGTAAATCCTGAATTTAAATAAACACTATTGTTTCTTGAATTATATCCTAATGCTGCATTGTCATAGATAAGTGATTCCCAAGATACTTGAACTGGATAAACATATCTAGTTTCAATGTCTTGATATTTTTCTGCCCCTCTAAATAGTTCTCCTAGATCTGGAACTGAAATCTGCTCATCTGTATTTAAAAATAAATTATTGTAATGTGACAACACTGCATCTGCAGTAAGGGCATATCTATAAACTGCTGGACAGTCAATTAAAAAATGTTCTCCCGCTGTTGTGGGACCTGAAGATAAAGTTATACTGGGATTGGTAAAAGATATTGATATTGCTTTAGATGCAACAAGATGGCCGTCTACATATAGACTCATTGAGTTTACTGAGTACACTCCAACAACATGGATGACCCTGTTTGAGTTGGGAACAGAGTAATCAAGTCTTTCTGATTCTAATTTAAATATTACATTTCCATTTTGCCAGTACAACCCAATACCGTCTATGTCTGCAAATAGTGGAGTTAGAGATGTTAATGTTTTTGGATGGATCCAAGCTTCAAGGGTAAAGTCGTTGTCGTAAGTTGATGGAGTTGCAAAACCTCCAGTCCCAGTGGTTCCAGAAAAATCTTTTGAGATAACAAATTGAATTGATTTAGTGCTATCTATTTTATTTGAATGTCTACCACCAGATACTATTGGCATTCCAGATATTTCAATCCCGCCTACATAGGACCCGTTGTTTCCGCATCCAGAAATATCGTAGGCAATGGTGCCAGAAGTCTCATCGAGCTTCCATAGTCCAGTAGGCGAGTCTTTTATTGTAGAAAGATAGTATGACATTATTTCCTAAAAAATATCTTTTTTAATTTCCTTAGTAGGCTAGACACATCCTGCTTATTTTTTTCATAAGCTTTGTCTGTTCTGTCAATAAAGGCATGGCTCTTAAAGTAGGGGTTAAATTGAACATCTGTAAAATGTCTTCGAGGGATTCTTTTATAAGGAGTCATATTTAATATTATACTACAACAAGTCCCAAAATCAACAGTCTAGCTTTTTGTCAATTCCCAAATTTGATAAGAATCTTTCTGGGTCAAATCTCCAATTATCTTTGGCAAATGAGGTCATTATCTCCATACAGGTATTCTCGTATGCTTGAATTGAAATTAAAGGCTTTAGCCCTAATAGGGTTTCTGTAACATCAATATAGTTTGTTCTTAGAAATGTTGGGTCCCCCGCCTGATTTCTTTTAAACACCTTTTCATTTATTTTGCCTGTTGGCTCGTATAATCTTATTGTAAGGTATTGCTTTGCAAATCCCCAGTCATTGTACATATTATATGCTTCTGCTGCTTCTATAGCATTTGAAAAGAATATAATTGATCTTGCTGGCTCTTCCCCATCTCTTGCAATTGTAAGCATATAAGCATCGCTTTTTTTATTTGCTACTGTATCTAAGTAATCTTTAACAACATCGTGATGCTCTTGTTTTAGCTGGCCACTCATTTTACATCTCCAAATATCTTTTCATTAAAAAACATTTCTTCACCAATTTGGTGCTTAACAAACATTGTTGATATATATCTTACTGAATTGTTTTTAACTGGCAATGTGCCATGGAGTATTTTTCCTCCATGTATTAATAGCGACCCAGCTTTTGGCTTGTGAATAATATTTAATTTTGGGTAATTTAACTCTCCGCCTTGGTACTCGTCGTTATAATATAAGACAAGACCGCAAAAAACTTTTTCGTTATTAGATGTATGTCCATCATGATCGTCAGTATGCTCTCCAAGAGCGTCGTTAATCATGTATCTCTGCAAAGATATTCCAGTGACATCAAAGGTTCCACTAAATAAAGTTTTTACTCTTTGATTTAGCAAATCAAATATACGTTTTTCTTTTAGTAAGTCAGCTTTTAAAGTTTTTCCAGACCAAAATTCGTACGGCGTGTCAGGGTTATCCCAATCTGAATTATCTCTTTCTTTTATAAATTGCATTACCTGATCAAGCTCTTCTTCTGTTATAAAGTTTTGTATTTCATAAACTTGATCAGATAACTTTGCAATTTTATAGTCTAACATCAACTACATTATTCTTGGTTTTGTTCGTGATAGGCCTTTATGTATTCTTCTGATGGCCCTCCTGGACCTCCAACAACATACCCATCAACAAAGATAAACCCAGGAGTGATAAACTTGTCTCCTGATTTCATTATGTGTACCTGGTGCTTATAAGGATCTGTAGACGGGAATATTAATGCACTTCCAGCCTTTGGCTTTGCAGTAAATGTAACCATATCTTTAGTTCTTGGATCTAGCGCATCATCTGGTGGTCTAAGGTGACCATTCATTTCTAATCTTAGGTCTTCTGGTCGGATAACGAATGATATCTCTCCACCTTCGTAGTCATCGTTCCAGTAAATAATAATTGACCATTCTAAGCTGTTGTCTCCAGCTTGTCTGTCAAAGTGGGCGCCCATAGCACAACCTTCAATATATTTCTGAATGCCAACAAATGGTGATACGTTTGGAACACCCTTAAGACCTCTATCAACAATAAAAGATTCTGATATATTCTTAATAGCATTTCTAATTGTTGATATGATAAAGTCTACATCTTTTCTTATATCTTCATCTAAATTTTCTACCTCAGAAAGATTAAAATCTTTTTTCTTTCCAAAGATGTTACCGTCTCTGCTGCTTGAATTCCAGTTTTTCCATCTTGGAATAACCTTGTGAACTCTTTCATCAGAATCTAGCTTATTTATCAAATCAATAATTGCCTGGGGGTTCTCAATTACATCTGAATACATGTAAACATTTTCATGTAATTTTTCTTCTAGCTTCATTTGTCGTTCTCCTCTATTTTATATTTATTTCCATCTAGATCTATTCGGTATCCTTCTTTTAATGCATCTTGCCATTCTGACTTTATAACTTCCTGCTCTTCTCTAATTTTTTTCATTTCTTCATCCCAAGCGTCTATTGTTTCTTGTGGATATGATTCTGGTGACCGATCATCCCAAAATGAACCTAGAGTGTATCTTATTCCAGAAGTTATCATTGTAACCTCATGAGTATTATCAAAGCCACCTGCAAAAGATGTAAGTGTGCCAGTCTCTGGAACTAGTGTATGGTTTTGTTTATTAAATATTAGATTGCCACCTTCAAAATCATCATTTAGATACAAGAAAGCTGCGTATCTACTTCTTTCAAACGGGCCCGTGTTTCCCTGTAAATCTGTATTATCTGAGTGTTCTTTTGCGTAAGCTCCAGGCTCCCATTTTTGAGCATGAAATCCAATCTTGTGAATATCTGAAGAAGGCTTGTTGTGTACCTCAGCAACTGCATCAATAATCTTATTTTGAAGTGTAGAGAAAAAATCTGAAGCTAAACCAAATTGTTCTAGCTCCTCGTCACCGTCTTGTGGCAAGACAGAAGAGTATGATTCGTAAAAAGTGATTGGAGTCCATGACAATTTTTCATTTGCAACTTGAGCCTCTAAAACTTTTATTATTGCAGAAGATTCTTCTTTTGTTAAAAAGTTTTTAAATACTAAAATGTCTGGTGTTAATCTTTCTGAAGTACTCATTTATTTATATCTCCATCTAGTAGTGTTCTGTGATATTTTTTATTTGGATCTGGCTGGTTTTCTCCAGTATGCTCTAGAATCTCCCAGAAAAATGGGCAGGTGTATCTTATGGCACCTTTAATTTCAGTTACTCCATGAATATAATTCATATCTCCTGGAAAGAAATATGCTGCTCCTTTTTTAGGCTTAAACTTTACATCTTGGAGAGGAAAATATAATTCTCCGCCTTCATAGTCATCGTTTAGATAAAACAAACTTGAAAGGTCATAATATGGAAAATCATTTGGCAATCCAATATCTGGAAGTTCATGAAGCTCTTTATCTGCATGTGGTTTCTGAAACTGTCCAGGAAGCCAGCGAACAATTGTTGTTCCAGTTGGAGTTACTTTGACATTATAAAAATCTTCAACAATTGGCTTTAGTCTTTCAAACAGACCTTGAAGAATGGGTCTAATTTCTGGATCATTTTTATCTAGAGATGGGCTTGTGCAAACTCTGTCTTTCCAGTAGTTAGCATCATATACGGTTGTACCATTTTCATTAACATGGCTTTCTGTTACATCCCAAATAGTTATTTTTCTAGCAGCCGCCTCAAGGAAATCCATCTCCTCTTGAGTCATAAAGTTTTCTAGCTCAACTATCATATCTTTCCCAGACCCAAAAAACCCAGAAGGCGTGAGGGATGGTGTCTTGTATACTACTGAAGCATTTTGATTTGTTGAGTTCATTTTTCTATTATATCATTTCTTGTCTTTAGAGGTAAGATCAGTAATCTTTAGCTTTAAAGACTTTATCTCGTGACTGCCTATGCTATTTCCTAAATAGTCTACTGCATCTCTATAAAAATTTGTAAATCCGCCCTTTTTAGTAATTTCGTCCCAAACTTTTTGTCTTTTTTCTTGTTCTTTTAAATCCATACCTTCAAACACTTTGTCTTTAATTTCAAGCTCGACATTTTGATACTCTTTTAATGATATTGGAATAAAAGTAGCAACTGGCATTCCAGCTGGAATTTTAATTATAGTATTTGGCCTTGTAATTCTCCAGGCAATAGGAATTGCTTCTTTTAAAACTGAAGTTGATATTACTGTTGTAAATGGGGTTGCTCCATCAACAAAAAAGTTAGGGGGAACGATTTGTAACATTGAAACGTTTTCAGGTGTATCAAAATAGAATCCAGAATAAAAACTTATAGTAGCGTTTCCTCTTACTGTTGTGGGAACACCTACTGGGCCTGATAATATGGTTACATGATCTGGGGTTGTATCTGAAATTCCATCCCAAATAAACTCAATATCATCTAAAAAAGAAATTGACCAGCCAACTGTATTTGCCAGAGAAACTGGAAAACATTTGTAGGCATGAGCATCTAAAGTATCATCCATCCAGTCTCTTTTGACTTTAGTCTGTTCAATTTTAGATCTAGTCTGGCTATTTTTATATACTGTTATTTTCATTTACTTCATTGTCCCATTTTGGATCATACATGTCTGGAGTATGAAATTTTTTACTGTAGTCAAGCATTGTCACTATAGAGTATTTTGTTCCCTTAGTTACCGCTTTTGCTTGATGGGCATACATAAAATTAGATGGGAAAACATATAGATCTCCAGCCTTTGGTTTAATGTCTAGATTCTGAAGTCTAAAATAAAGCCCTCCATCATCATAATCATCGTTAACATATCCTACAAGAGAAACAACACAATTGTAAGAATACCCGTGATCTTGATGCTCCATAAAATGCTGGCTTTCTCCATATTTAATAAAGTTAAAAGCTTCCCAGTACTTAAGCTCCATAATATTGTGTGCTTTGCAATAATCTACAACTGCTGGATATTGAGCATCATATACATCTTGCCACAGAGCTTTTAGCTTTTCTGCATCTTCGCTTTTGTCTAAAGCAATATCACTTTTTTTAAACTTAATATCTACACAGTCTCTATAGTCTGGCATTAGTTGTTGATAGCCAACGTATGCTGGCTGGAAAGTATATCTTTTTTCTTTAGTTCCAACTTGCCCAACTGCACCCTCAAGCCTATTAATTATATCAAGGTCTTTTTTTAAGACATCTCTGTATACAAATATTCCAGGAGCTAGCTCTTCTTTGCTGCTCCAAGTAGGTGCTGTGCTTTTAGTTCCTGTTGTCATTTATAATCCCTCTTTGTCCAAACTTTTGACTTGTATACTCCACCGTCGGGCTGACGATAAAATTTTGCATTTTCAATTAGCTTATCTTGCATTTCTTTTATATTTAAATATTCAACATCATGGTTCCAGTCTTCTCTTTTAAATGGAAGAATCTGTAAGAATGGAGTTCCTTTTGGAACAGTACCTTCCCATCCTTTTGCAATAAAAAATGGGAATGTTCCAAGCAAATGAACTTTATCATTATCAACAACACCACTTGTATTTAAAAATGGTAAATCAAATCTATTCATTGGTGTCATAAATAATGCGCTATAACCTTCTGGCACTTTAATTCCCCATTCTGGATACCATGCAAAGTGCTCTTCGTAATAGCCAATTGGTGATGGGAATTGTTCCATTGGAGTTCTTTCTGTTACAAACCCAGTGTGTTTTTTATCTTTTATCTCTACGGATATTTTACCGTTTTTATTTTTTGAAAAGATCAAATCGCATGGTGTGCTTAAAACATATCCAGTCATAAAAGCATCTAGTATAGCTGGGCAAGCTTTCCATGTAGGAATCTTACCAAAATCTTTTGGGTCACCTTCTTTTGAAACAGGACAGACTTCTTTTGTAGCTTTGTAATATTCACCACTTGGCATCTTTGCAAATCTATCAGCCTCTTTATACCATGCAGGTATGCTTTGCTGTGTTGGTTTTGGCACTGATGGGCTAAACTTGTTTAGCCATGGCCTAAACGATTGAAATAATATTTTAATAGGTTTTGCCATTCTCTTTGTCATGATAAAGATCATTGTAGTCCATCATAATAACAACAGCATACTTTGTGCCAGATAATAAATTTAAAGATGCATGCTCATAAACAAAATTAGAAGGGAAAAGAATTATGTCTCCTGCCTTTGGTTTTAAGACAAGGTCGTGTCGTGGAAATTCAATTTCCCCGCCCTCATAATCGTCATTTAAATATACAACTGCAGAAACTGTACATGTGTAATACGGACCATGATCAGCATGAATTTTGAAAAATTCTCCTGGTAAGTATTTAACAAAGTTAAATGCTTCTTTGTAATTAATGTTAAAGTTCCAAACGGACTCATAATGCCTTAATGATTTATTTAATCCAAGATCAACAATATCATAGCATTCCCTTAAAACATCACTATCTGCAAGATAATTACCGAGCTGGTCTCTTTTAAATTTTAAATCATAACAATTTCTAGCATGGCTAGTTGGCTCAGCTTTAGCATTAACAGTTGCTCCGTGCCACTTTATTCCACGCTTATCTAAAGATATTTCTTCTTCAAGCATGTTAATTAGTCTTTGGCAGTCTTCTTTACTAATTGCATTTCTATAAAGGTTTATTCCATATTCAAGATTTTCAACAAGAATGCTCTCGTCAATTTCTTTTGGTTCAACTCTTGCAGTTGTTTTTTCAATTCTTGGCAGGTCATACCATTCCATAGTATCTCATTTCTACTATAACATCTTATCATACTATTCTAGAAAAGAAAAGTATATTTTATTTAGTATCCTCTAAAGTATGGGAAGTACGGTCCGCCGCCAAAGCTTGGGAAGAACGGTGGGAAGAACGGTCCAAATCCTGGGAAGTACGGTCCAAATCCTGGGAAGTACGGTGCTTTAAATCCTGGGAAGTACGGTCCAAATCCTGGGAAGTACGGTGGGAAGAATGGTGGGAAGAATGGGAAGTACGGTGGGAAGAATGGGAAGTACGGTGGGAAGAATGGGAAGAACGGTGGGAAGAACGGGAAGTACGGTGGGAAGAACGGTGGGAAGAACGGTGGGAAAAATGGTGGGAAGAATGGGAAGTACGGTGGGAAGAACGGTGGGAAGAACGGTGGGAAAAATGGT